TGGTCGTCCAAGAAACCCAGGCCATAACCCAGAAAAAACCCATGGGTTAATTTTGGCTAACCCAGGCCATAACCCAAACCATAACCCAAACGAAACCCTATCTTCTTCTTCTTCTTCTTCTTCTTCTCCTTCTTCTTCTCCTCCGCCACCTCCTACTCCAACTAAGAAACGAACAAAGGGGCTTCGCCCTGGGATAGAGTATGGCGAGAACTTCTTGAAGTTCTGGATAGCCTACCCGAAGAAGAGCAAGAAGCCAGATGCCTGGGAGGCGTGGGTTTACAACTCCTGCGATGAACTCCTCGAGCAGATCCTTTCGTCACTGAAGTGGCAGTCGGTGTCTCACGACTGGACGAAGGAGGCCGGCCAGTTCATCCCGTTGCCGGCGTCGTACCTGAACGCGAGGCGGTGGGAGGACGAGCAGGTGGTGCCGGTGGGGGCGGCGGGGATCCCGCTGGCGAAGCTCGGGAGGTTTGGGCAGGAGGCGATGGTGGCTGGGAACGACTGGCTCGAGAGCAGGAAGCGCAAGGAGGAGGCGGGTGAATGAAAGGCTCCATGTCGACCTCTTCTCAGGACTCGCAGGGTTTGCTTTGGCCGCTCGAGCCAACGGACTCCGAACCGTGCAGTTCTGCGAGATCGACCCTAAGTGTCGAGCCTTCCTTGCCCGAGCGTGGCCCGGAGTGCCAATCCACGACGACATCCGCACCTTCGGCGCAGATTGGGGCGTGGCCGACGGTTCTTGCGAGGGACGACGGGAAATCGCTGGAGGCGCATATGGCGATGAAGGCGAGGATGCCGGGCGGGGCGCGAAAAACGATCACGAGTCTTCAGGTGATGCTAAAGGCGGGATCTATCTCCTCACGGGCGGTCCCCCTTGCCAGCCCGTGTCCGTCGCCGGCAAGCAGCGAGGACGCGAGGATGACCGCTTCCTCTGGGACGAAACTATTGCCGCTATTGCCCGCGTCCGGCCCACTTGGTTCCTGCTTGAGAACCCTTCTGGAATCCGAGTACACCTCGACGGAATTCTCGCTGCTCTGGAAAGCGCAGGCTACGAAGTCGGGACGGTTGACATTCCGGCTTGTGCCGTCAACTCGCCACACAGAAGAGCGAGATACTGGCTCATTGGACGCAGAACCATGGATAACCCCGACACAGGACTCCAGCGCCAGAAAGGAGAAGTACGCACAGGGCGGGCAGAGTCTCGGGTATCAGTTGAACAAGCAGAGTTCCTGGCCGACGCCTGCCAAGAGGGACGAGAAGGGCCAGACGCAACACCCCGAGCGGATGGACTATATCCCGAACATCATGAAGGCAAACTGGCCCACACCGACGCGGCGGGATTGCGGGGAGAGCCGAACCAGCACAGAGGGGACAGCTTTAAAGAGATTCGCGCAAGGGAAGAGAAACCTCGACGACGGGCTGGCACTCAGTGGGACTCCTGTGTCTGGTTGTCTTGCGCGGACGGAAAGCTTCGTCGTGCGCCTGACGACTCTTTCGGCCTGGTTGATGGGCTACACCGCTCAGTACTTGGCGCTCTGGGAAACAGCATCGTCCCGCAAATCGCCGAGAAAATCATAGCGGCGATGATCGAAGCAGACAAGGAGTTACAAAATGCTGAATGAGGAGAAGTTCGTCGAAGTGATCGCGATGTTCTGTGAATTCCTTGGCAGGCCGATGCTGTCGAAGATGTCCCTGGATTTCTACTACGACTCGATCAAGGAGATGGAAACCGACGCCTTCACGAGGCGGGCGACGGAGATCTACCGCGGCCGCAAGTACAGCACACTCCCGACGGCCGCCGACTTCCTGAACCTCCCAGACGACCAGGATGCCGGGATGTTGGCCGCCGAAACCGTGATCAGGCTCATGGAAGCGATCGGCGGCGATGCCGACCTGCAGCACGAGGATCCGGTGCTGATGCTCGCCGTGGACGCGATGGGCGGCTGGGTGGCTTGCTGTGAGGCCGTGAGCCAGTACGAGATTGACAAGCTGGGGATCTGGAAGCGGGACTTTGCCGCGGTCTACAAAGCGTCGGCCAGGCGGGACCAGGCCCGGGCGCCACAGGTTCTGTTCGGCCGCCACAGCCAGTCGAACATCACCCGCGGCTACCTGAACCCGTCGACTGGGGAGCTGAAGAACCTGATCGGCGAGACGATCGAGGTGAAGCCCTGGGGAGACAAGGCCCTCCCCGGCGGCCCGGTGGCTCTCCTTCAGGCGAAGACGGAACCCCTGCCGGCCGAGGAGCTGCAGTCGATGTTCCGGGGCCTGAGCGAGAAACTGGACGCGGAAAGGGCGGTGCCGGCGGAGATGATGAAGCCATGACCTCCCCCTGGACCCCCGAACTCCACATCAAGCTGGCCCTCGGCCACCTGGAGGCGGCCGTGAAGCTCCTCAAGCTCGAGCACACCGACGACGGCTACGGATCCAAGCCCCGGGCGCTGCGCTTTGCAGAGAACGCCCTGCTGGCGCTGAGTCAGGCGGCGGGGAAGTGAGCATGAAATCCTCACTCCAGCGCCTCCTTGCCACCTTCCGCCGCATCAAGACGGTTAAGGTTTGCTGGGCCATTCAGAAAGAAAAGTCCAGAGGAAGACGCCTCCCTGACCCTCACAGAGCCATCACAGAGCATGCGGTTTTCTGCATATTGGTGTTGATATGACCCAGTTTGAGTCCTTCATCGTCGCCAACGGCAAGGAGCAGCGGGTCCCCGGCGAGCCTCTGACCAGAGACAACGTCCTCGAGTACCTACAGCAGTGCGCCGAAGAACTCACTGCCGCGGCGATCCCTTCGTGCGAGCGCTGGCTGTTCCTGCCCGCCTACTTCACAGACCCTCACCGCTCTCGCCGCGGCCGCAGGTCCAAAAAGCGAGTCCAGAAGAAGCTCGTGATCTGCCCGGCCTTTCTCAAGGGCACGCGCTGGTGGAGAGGAAAACTGGAGGAGGAGAAATGAAGCACGCCACCATCCTCAACCAAGGAGACGCAGTTTTCACAAAGTCCGAGCGCTGGGCGATGGTGCGTCGACTGGCCCTGGCGTTCCTCGTCCTGGCCATCGCATCGTTCTTGTTTGGTCAAAGCCGCGGCCACACCCAGGGGCTCGAGCAAGCCTCGATGTCGAACACGGCAAAGGTCGCCAGCCTGAACAAGCAGCTCGAGGCGTGCGACGAAATCAAGAAGGCGGCCCTGGCGCTCGAGCAAACGCCGAGCGGGAACAGGACCGTGGCGGGACAACTTTTGGCGAAGGGGGATTGAAGGGATGAGCGACGACATCATCGACTTCCTCATCAACGCAAAGGAGATGTATAAGAAGGAGGCCGGACGATACCCGACGACGATCACGATGACATCGGCGACGAAGCAGAGGATCCGTGCGGCGGCGGTTGCTACCGGTTGCAACGTGTTCAAAGACCCGAAACACTTCGGCGATTACATCCTGGGAATGAGGATTGAAGTCGACGATTCCGTGAAGGACGTGCAGTTAACGATCGACCCAAGCAAGGAGGAGTGCTGATGGAAGCGCAGGATCAAGTATCTCTCACGACGTTGGCCCGGGGCGGAGCAATCGAGCGGTTCGATGACGAACTGCGGCGCGTGCTCGAGAACATCATGGATCCGAATACCGGAATCGGAAAGCGCAGCGTGACCGTCACCGTTGTTCTCAAGCCGGCGGAAGACAAGCGCAGTGCGGTCGTCTCGATCGCCTGCACGAGCAAGGTCCAGGGCGCCGAGCCGACCAGCACGATGCTCTTCATCGGGCGGGCAAACGGCAAGGCCGCGGCGATGGAACACAACCCTGAACAGATGGCGATGGCGTTCAAAGACAAGACGGAGAAGATTCCCTTTCAGACCGCAGAAAGAGGCAGGTAATGCTTAAAGCCCTGTTCGACGCTGTCCGCCAGAGCGCCACTCCGGTCCTCGTGGATGTTGATGATCGGACGTACTCGACCGAAATACTTCATCCGGTTCTTCTTCCGACCCCGAAGACGCTCGAGGTCTCGAATCTCTCGTCGCTCGTCGAGTATGTGAAGAGCGTTGGCCCGAGTGACACTGGTGGGGGTTCGTCGGACTTCATCGTCCATGTCCAGTCGCCAACACAGGCCGTCGTTATCTCCGAAACCTCTGGCGAGTTTGAAGACCGGGCGACCTTCCTCAAGGCCACCGAGTCCTGCTTATGGAAAAGCGCTGGTATGTGGATGACCCCCGAGGAGTTCATCGTCATGATCCAGTCGCAGTTCATCCAGGACGAGACGACGGACAAGATCCTCAAGGTCGTCGGCAACATTGAGGACGCGGCCGTGACACGTTTCAGCGACGATGGCGTGACGCAGCAGGTCACGGCATCCGTCGGCGTTGTCCGGCGTGAACAGGTGGCGCTTCCGCCGCGGGTAGCGCTCGCGCCGTTCCGGTCGTTCTCTGAGGCCGAGCAGGCTTTGTCCCCATTCATCCTACGCATGAAGTCTGGAAAGGGTGAAGCCCCGCCGGCGATCGCGCTCTTCGAGGCCGATGGCGGCGCGTGGAAGAACATGGCGATGCGGTACATCAAGGCCCACTTGATCGAGAAGCTCCCGGAAGGAGTTGTGGTTCTGGCATAAACTGTTTCGCCTGGGCCGTGCGAGTCACGAACGCCAGACAGAGCGGGCGCGTAGTGCGGCAAGAGCCATACGACGGCGGCCCGGGCGATTTAACTTCGCAAGAAACGGAGGAGCGGACATGACGAAGAGGAAGAGAGACTACGCGACCGAAAAAGCGAACCTGATTGCGAAAAAGACGAGCACCGCAAGGATCGCGAACAAGCCGCTGGTCAAGACCAAACCCTACATCTCCAAGGCCCCGGCCAAGACGAAGGATGCAGTAGAAAAGCAAACGAGTCCGCTGCACTTTCCGACAACAAGCGACGTGATGACTACCGAGAAGTACAAGACAGTATCTGAAGTTTTTGCCGTCGCCATGAAGTGCGACTATTGGAAGGCCAAGGCCCTTGGATACAAAGATGCCTTGCAGCAGCAACAGAAGGGCCTGTCGCGGATGAAGAAGAGGTTCGACCGGATAAACGCGATCGTCGCGAAGCGCGAGAAGGCCGCGGCTGCAGAACGGGCGATCGGCAAGGAGATGGCCAAGCGCCTCGACGGCATCCGAATGTTCACGGATTCCGCGGTGAAGGTCGAGAAGGTCGAGAAAAAGGCGGAGTAGGCTGATGAAGCAGGCTGTGGTCTACACCCGGGTCAGCACTGCGAAGCAGGCTGATGACGGCGTCAGCCTGGACGCACAGCGCGAGCGGGCCCTTGCCTACTGTGCGTTCAACGGCTTCGAGGTGATCGCCACTCTCGAGGACTCCGGCATCTCAGGCTCGAAGATGCACACCAGGCCGTCCCTGCTCCGGGCTATCGAAGCGGTCTGCAAGGCAAAAGGGGTCTTGGTCGTCTACAGCCTCTCGCGCATGGCCCGGAGCACCCAGGACGCCATGACCATCCGGATCCTGATGCAGGAGGAGAAGAAGGGGTGAAGCGCACGGAAAGCGCCCCGTGGTGTGTAGCGAAGGTCATGTGCAACAAATGCGGCCACGTCATGGTTTCTGTGTACCCAGCGGGAGAAGACTTCGAGAAGCACGAATGTACAAAATGTCACGCAAAGAGTAACACCTTTATCGAGGGGCTTGGCAAAACATTTGGAGGAGCGAAGCGATGAGACTTTCAGCGAACGAGCGGTACGAAATAGAGGCGTCGGCATTTCGTATTATGACGGGGCACATGGCTCCGGGGAAGTCCGCTTCGCCGATGTCCTACCCCGCGCCACATGAGGAGCGGCGGGCAGCGTGGGAAGAGTGGATCGAGAAGCACGGGGAAGTGATCCGGGCGCTGATGCGCGGAATCGAGGATTTCTTCCCTGATTCTGATCAAACGGGTTTTTGCCCGGACCCGAACGACAAGAACGACGACCACGTTGACCACGCAGCGGCGGAAGAGAAGAGCGTCCCGCCACCCGAGCTTTCTGTCCCCGCCGTTGAACTGACTCCCGACTGCGTTCCCGGTCAGTTCGTGACCTGGACTGACGTGCAGGGGTGGACATACACCGGGACACTCAAGGAGTGGGACAACGGGACGGCTATTATCGAGTGGCCGATGATTCAGACGCCGCTGATTGCGGTAAGAGGGTAGAGAACATGAAGACGCTGAAAATGCTCGTCCTTGCCGCTCTGCTTTGCTCGTTGTTTCTGACCGTCGCCGGTTGCCGCCTGGAAGACTGGGTTTTGATAAAATGATCTGCATTGTTCGATCTAGGGCGTGGATCACATTGGAATTCAAGTTGCAAGATGTGTGGCTCGGTGCTTTTTGGTGTCATAAGTCAGCGAATTACACCGCCATTGGGCATGGCCACTGTGTGCGAGAGCGAGGCATCCGGGGGATCATCGAGAAGCGCGAGAAGCAACTCGATTCCGACCACAAAGTCCGCATGGCGATGGCAGAGCGACTCGACGCCGTGCGTGCGTTCACGAACCCGGACGCGAAGGTGATGCGGTTCAGCGAGACGGCGAAGATGCCGGAGTCCGCGGCGTGAGTCGTCAAGAGGCGGACTCCGGCGTCGTCTGGCCGACACCAGAGGTCATCGACTCCGCTCCGCTCTGGCTGGTGCGCCAGTTCTGGAAAGATCTACCGAAGCGCCCAGAGAATGAAAAGCAGGAGCAAATTCTCGAGAGAATTGCTATAATTTGTGAAGCGCATGGGTTGGTTGACGCTGACGGAAACTTGAAGGAGATTGCATGAAGCACAAGGACATCGCTCGCGTGGCCCATCAGGTGAACCGGGAATATTGCAAAGCCCTCGGAGACATGAGCCAGGTCCCCTGGGAGCGGGCGCCGCAGTGGCAGCGCGACTCGGCCATCATGGGCGTGAAGCTGCACGCCGACAACCCCAAGGCCGGCCCGGAGACTTCGCACAAGTCCTGGATGGCACAGAAGGCCGCAGAGGGGTGGGTCTACGGCCTCGAGAAGAATCCTGTCCTGAAGACACACCCCTGTATGCTGCCTTTTGACCAACTCCCCGTCGAACAGCAGGCGAAGGACTTCATCTTCCGCGCCATCGTCCATGCGCTGAATCGGCAGAGGCCATGATGAAAGGCGGATTTTACCTGGAAATAGAGCACGACAAGAAGAGCGGGTCCGTCGAGATCATGCAGAAAAAATACGACGCCCGCGGGGAATGGACGTGCTTCGGCAGCATCTCACTCCATCATCTCGAAGCGGCGTTTCTTTCGATTGCGCTGGAGAAACACCTGCAGGACAAGCGCAGAAAGACGATCTTCGTCGGCAAGGATCGGAAATGAAATACATCGTGCGTCCGCATATCCTGCACTGTGATTCCCCAGCGTGCTCGTTGCGCTCGCACCTGATTTTTCCGGGAAGAGATGCGTATCAGATGGATAACGGAAAACTGTTTTGTGAAGAGTGCGCGGCGGCGACTGGGCCTTTGCCGGCGAGGTAGGACATGGAAACCGAAGACGCCGTAGATCCTGCGATCGCGCTTGCTGAGGCGGAGGCTCTCGCTGCGGAACACGCGGCAAGGAAGCAAGCCTCGAGCGCGAAGTTCGAGCTATGGCGGGCGAAGTTTGAGGAGTACGCGCGGGACAACCTGAAGGTTGAAGACCCGGACCGTGGGCTCGTTTCGTTCGAGATAACAGATATTCAAAGAACATTTATCGAGATCATCAAAGACATCAAGAAGCGCGGCCGGCGCGTTCGGGTGATGGTCGGCAAGGCGCGACGAGTAAGGATATCTACTCTCGTCGCAGGAAGATTCTTTTGGAAGACAACGCTGAATAAAAACAGACGCAGCCTCATCGTGACCCATGAACCATCCGCCACGGAAACGCTCTTCGACATGCACAAGAGGTTCTATCGTCATCTCCCAAAGAACATGACGCCGCAGCGAAGACTGAACAACAGAACTGTTCTTGACTTCAATAGGCCGGACGGGAGAAAGGGCGGACTCGACAGTTCTGTGCGCGTTGGGACTGCTGGTAAAGAGAATTTTGCATCGTCGACGCTTGTCCACTATTTGCACCTTTCTGAGGAAAGTAAGTGGCCGGAACATACTGCAGAGAAACTTTTGAACTCTCTTTTGCAGTGCGTCCCTGACGATCCGGATAGCGAGGTCATCGAAGAGTCAACGGCATTTGGCCCGGGCGGTGTGTTCTACAAAAGGTACAACGCGGCGCGGTACGTTTACAGAGTCTTCCTTGACGAGAACGGGGAAATAGCATTTCGCCAAGAAATCAACGAAAGCGCCGACCCGTCGAACATATATTCAAGAATGTTCTTCCCTTTCTTTGTGTTCAAGGACTACAGAATGCCGCTGGCTCAATGGGAGCGCGAAACTGGGACGCCATTTGTTCTGAACGAAAAAGAAGAGAACTTCATAAAAATCTACCTCAGTGGGTTGCGTCCTGAAATCGCCAAGCAAGTCATGGCGTGGCGGCGCTGGACGATCGAGCAGAAAATGAATCCGCAGGACGGGAAGACAAAGGAGCAGATGTTTTCTCAAGAATATCCTGAGTCAGAGGAGTCAATGTGGGTCGGTAGCGGATCTACGGCATTCGACAATCCGAAGATTCTGCTCCTCAACGCAGCAGCTCCGAAACCGATCGCGACCTACGAAATAAACGAACGAACAGGGCAGGCGCTTTACCATCCAGAAGGAAGACTGTGGGTTTGGGATGAGCCAAAGCCGGGAGAGGCTTACGTAGTAGTCGGCGACCCTTCGGCGGGGAAAGAGAACGACGACGACGGGCCTGATGTTGAGAAAGGGTCTGACCCAAGTGCCATAGATGTGTTTCACCAACTATCAGGAATGCAGTGCGCTCAGTGGCTTGGGAGACTCGAGCCGGACTTATTTGGGATGCTGATGGTTGCGCTGGGGAACAGATATTGTGGCGCCTGGCTTTGTCCAGAATCAAATAATCACGGAAATACGGTCATTGCGCAAATACGCCGCATGGGATACCGCAAGCTATACATGGAGAGATCAATTGATCATTTGAACAAACCAGTGAAAAGGTTTGGTTTCAATACAGGAGGGCACAGGACCGCCGACGGCAAGGTTGGTGGGTCCAGAGTCATCTTGATCGACAACATCGCGGCCGCGCTGAGAGATAACCGCCTTGGAGTCCGAAGCACAAGAACGTACGATCAGATGTTGTCATTTTCAAAAGACTCAAAGGGTAGGTATTCTGCTGTTCACGGTAAGCACGACGAGACAATTTTTACGCTTGGAATTTTCTTGACAATACAGAAACTACTTCCGCTTCCTTCGTCACAGCCACAAAGAGAGTTGCCGATCACTGGAAACAGCAAGGGGCTTTCTGGCAACACTGGTTCTATCCGTGGCGGCTTTATTCTGTGACTTTTTCGTTTTCTTTCTAAAAGCCCCAGCGGCCCACTGGCTGTTTGTTATTTTTCTGTGGCATCCTTTGCATAGGGCCATTCCATTGCTAACATCAAACCTTAACTCTGGATGATCGTGGTATGTTTTTACATGATGAGCCTCTAGGCGCGCCGAAAATCGTCGGTAATATAAGGTGTTAGATTGGCGGCAAGCAAGAAACGTGGCAATTGCGGCGCGCCGACAATTGGCGCTCCTCCTGTAGTGCGAGACAGTCCAACAGAAGCAAAAAGCGTGCGCTGTGAAATTACTCGGACTCCATCTTCAAGAACGGCGCAGTCTAAGACAGCAGCTCCGATCTTTAATTCTCCGGTATGTGTTGCTCGGGGAAGTACAGTCCTTTCCCCTCCGTCCTTATTCCATCTTGCCGCAGCCGCTAGGCTTGCCAGTGCAAGCATATTCTCCAATCGGATCTTGCAAAGCTTCTCTGGAAGAACTATATAAAGGAGTGATGAACAACACCCCCCTGCTTGCTAAAGAGCCGTTGAAGCACTTGGCGAGCAATAGCGACAAAGGAGACCAGAGATGAACGTCGGTTCTTTTGTCCTTATTAATGACGGGAAGACTTACGGTGGAAAGTACGTTGCAACCAAGTCGTTCACCGACAAGGAGGTCGTGGCATCGGGCGACACTCCCGTGGCAGTGCGCGATAAAGCAGCAAGTCTAGGCTTCTCGTCTCCCGTGATCTTCTTTATTCCTCAGGCAGGGACGGTTAGCGTTTACTGATGCCGCTTCTCGATATCCCGTTTGCTACTGTTAGGAACGGGCAAGCATATCCCCTGCTGCCAATCCATATCGGAAACCCAGCCACTGGACAGTCGATTTCAACCTGGGGAATTATAGACACCGGCGCTGACGAATGCGCTGTTCCTGCTGGGTACGCACCGTTATTGGGGCACAACCTTCTCGCGGGACAAACAAAAGATATCACAACTGGAAATGGAGTTACGGCAGCCTACGCACACACATCAGTCATTGAAATCATCCATCCCGCTACGGGAGTTGTCGCGTATACCGTTCCCCAAACACCGATCGACTTCCTGCCGAACCTGCATATAGTGCTGTTGGGAGTCAAAAGCTTCTTGAGCCAATTTCTCCTAAGGATAGATTATCCTCGACAGGTCTTTTCTATCAAGAAGCCGTCCTAATCCCTAATAGAACTTGACCATCTTGCTTTCGCAGCTTTCTTTGCTATCTCGCTTCGCTTCTTGGCTGTCAGCTTTTCAGCCCTCGCCTTCCCGCCCTTTAGTCCCCCGAGCCTGCCAAGGGCTACGGCGGCTGGGTTCTTCTCTGGCTTGGTGGTAGTTGCAGTCTCTCCCGTCGCTCGTGCCACGATAGACGCAGCGATAAGGTTGATGTCGGCTATGTTTCTCTTGCTTGATCGCTTTAGCATGCCCTAACAATAGGGCGATGCGTCCCCGGCGTCAAGGGGCGGGCGATTCAAACTGACCCACTACCCCAAAAACTATTCCCTTGACAAACCCCTCGCCTTGCCCTATCCCTCATTTCAGGAATGTTACTTTAAGTAACATGGCTGGCCTGAATCAAAGAGGGAGGGCGCGTCTACTGTGGCAACTGCACTCCAGCTTGAAGAGCCGCGGGTTGGGTATCAGCCGCCTCCCATCCCAGGATGGCCCGCCGGAGCGGACCCCGAAGCGCAGTCGATCGAAGCGCTACCGAAACACATCCCCCTCCTAGCCGGACACATTCGTACGCTCTTCGAGACCTGGAAGACAGCCAGGGCGCTCCCAGAGCAGCGGATGCTCAGAAATATCCGCATGAAGAACTCCGAGTACGAGCCCGCCAAGTACGCCGCGATCGTCGAACTCATGGGTCCTATGGCGACCCCGCCCTTCATGAAAATCTGCGAAGCGAAGACCGATGCCGTCTACGGATGGCTCATTGATGCCATTCTCCCTCCGGGAGTCTTCCCTGCCAACATCGAGCCGACGCCGATGCCTGACCTCCCAGACTACCTTGTGACCGAGATCGAGTCTGAGGTCATGAACGAGGTTGCCCGCCGCGTCGAGATGGCCTACGCGCAAGGGATGACCCTCAACGCCTCAACCGTCCGTGCCGCTCGCGACGAGATGATGAAGCAGGCGCGGAAGGAGATGAAGATCAAGATCCTTGAGCACGCCAAGGAGGCTGCCAAGGAGATGTTCCTCAAGATCCAGGACCAGTTCGCCGAGGGTGATTGGGAGAAAGCCTTCCGGGCCGCCCTGCACGACCTTGTGGATGTAGGGACCGCCATTATGTCAGGTCCGGTCCTGCGCACGGTTGGGATGCACCGGCGCGAGCTGAACATGCTCGCCGGCCGCTGGGAAGAAAAGTGGGTCGAGGAGACGATCCCGCAGTTCGATCGCTACGTTCCGCTCCGCTTCTACCCAAGTTCAGACGCTACCCGCGACAGCTTGCCCGGAAGCATCTACATCGACGCGATGACGAGGATGAACCTCTCGGACCTCCTTGGCGTCGACGGTTACGACGAGGCCGCCATTCGGAAGGTATTGCGCGAGCACAAGCATGGCTTCAGAGAGAACACGCTCATCGAACAGCAGAAGGCCGAACTCGAGGAGAAATCGAACATCTACGATACCGAACTGATCGACTGCCTCCGCTTCAAAGGGTCCATTTCGGGGAGCCTGCTGATCGAGTACGGCGTCGACGACATGGGCGAGCTGGATCCCGAGCGCGAATACGAGTGCCTCATTTGGCAGATCGGAAGCGACATCATCAAGGCGCTGCTGAACCCCCAGACGGTCGGGCTAAACCATATTTTCAGTGCGGCTTTTTCTGAGAGGCCCGATTCCTTCTGGGGAGTCGGCGTCCCCGAGAAGATGGAGCACTCCGTCAACATTGCCAACATGGCCGCAGTTCACATCGTCATGAACGCTGCGATGGGCTCAGGACCGATGGCTGAGTTCAACAGCGACCGCGTGGGCGGCCAGAACATGCAGATCCGGCCATGGGCTACCTTCCCGGCGACGAACGCTCAGATGATGGAGTCTAAGGCAATTCAGTTCTACCAGACCCAGATGGTCACTGACAAGCTCACCGCCCTGTTCGAGTGGGCCATGAACCTCGCGGACCACGAGACGAACTTTCCGAGAATCCTTTATGCCGGGACAGCGTCGACGCCAACCGCCAGCGCGTCGGCCATGGCGGCTTCCCAGGCCAGTAAAGGCGCGATGTCCATCGTGAGGAATATTGACATCGGCCTCATCATCCCGAGCGTCCAAAAAATGTTCCGGTTCAACATGCAGTACGGTGACAACCCAGACATCATCGGCGATTTGCGGATAGTTGCTCGAGCATCTGGCGCCCAGGTCGCGAAGGAACAGAAGATCATTCGTCTCAAGGAAACCCTCGTCGAATCGAACAACCCGAACGACATCAACGTCATTACGATTCCGATCCGGGCGAAACTCTGGAAGATTCTGCTGACCGAAGAGGGTATCGACTCGTCGGTCATGGGGATGGACGACGAGATCGAACGGCGAGCCGAGCAGATACAAATGCAGATGCAAAATCAACAGATGATGATGCAGGCCGGCCCGACCGCGGCGATCGGTGCCGACGGTGGGGCTTCATTTCGCCAGCCGCCGGCCGCCAGGATGATGGATGACAGCGGGCAGCTTGTAGCCGGCCGTGACAGCCAGCTATTTCAGAGCGAAGCGGGGATGACGCCATGAGCCTGCCCCTCACGCCCACAAAAGAGATCCTCGAGGTCATGCTTTCGCTCGAGCATCACGGCGCTTTCATCAAGTTCCTGGACTTTCTCAAGAAGCGTGCGGAGGGGATTGGCGTTGACTTCGCCCTCATCCGAGACGAAGCGGAGTTGCGCCAGGTGCAAGGTCAGGCGTTTGAAATCCACGAGATCCTTCACCTGTTCCACAAGCGAAGCGAAGCATTCGCCCGGATCACCGCTGTCCACGAAGACAAGGGAAGGGTGGTCCTCTGATGACGCTTGAAGACGACGAGAAGGTTGAAATTGAACGCCGTGCCGTAGAGCACGGTGAGGCGCGAGCGAAGTTCAAGCAACTCGAACTCGAGCACGTCGAAATCCTGAAGTTCGTGCGCGACTACCGGGTAGTCCTCGATAAGATTTATGCCAGCAAAATGACCGAGATCATTGTCAACACCGTACTCAAGGTCGTCCTGCTGGCGGTACTTGCCGGCGGGTTGGCGCTCGTGGTGAGGAAGCCATGAACGGCGATCGTCGCTGGCCTCTGTTTCCGGTGGCTGCGCTTTGCGTCATCGTCGCGGCAGGGTTGCTTTGTGGGTACTGGTGGTTTTTCCCAAAGCAGGTTGTCACCATTGTAAATCCAACGAGGATACAAACGCACAAAAAGACGTACGGCAGGGGCGAGCAGATTGTATATATGGTCAACTACTGCAAAACCCGCGAAGTGGTCGGCAGGATGACACGTTCGCTTGTCAACGGAATCGAGATTCCTTTCGCGCCAATCGGCATAGATTTACAGATCGGGTGTAAGAAGGTGCTTTTCTACGACCTTAAAGTCCCGGATTTCATGCCACCCGGGACGCATCATATCGCTGGAATATTGGAGTACCCGGCGAATCCGCTTCAAAAAAGTCGCAGTGAATGGCGCACGGAAGACTTTGAGGTCGTGGATTCACCGACCGGGCCGAACGAGGAAATAAAGGACCTGCGCCGCGAGATTGAGATTAACCGCGCAGCGATCGAGAAGCACCACGCAGAGGATAAGGCGTGGCAGCGGAGGCATGAATGAACACGACCGAACCGCACAAGACACGCCTTGGCAGGGCATCTTGTGCGTTAAATATGCTGGAATCCTGGCGGCAGATCCAGCGCATCGCGAATCCGGCCATAGCGCCGATCGCACGAAGGAGATGTGATGACGACCCAGATTGACACCAGAGTTCCGGAGCAGTTTCGCACGGCCCTCCTCGCTCGCGAGAAGGAAACTGCTGTGCCCGCAGAACCCCTCGCCACCGTGACGCCTGCATTGGATCCCAGCCAGGATTCTGCAGCGGCCGGATCGGCGCCGCCCGCAGCGGATGGGGCAGTTGCAGTCGGCTCCGAACCGGTCGAAGTAGAAGGCGCCGTTGCAGTTGCAGGAGAGCCCGCCACTGGCGCGGCACCTGCCCCTGCTACAGCAGCCATCGCTTCGCCCGACAATACGGACCCTGCGTGGGATCCGAAGTTCCTCGTCGATCCGGAGATGTCGAAAGAAAAGCGCTGGAAGGTTGTCTCGGGGATGGTCAGCAAGGAGGCCAGAAAGCGAATCGACGCCGAAAGCCGCGTTGCAGAACTCGAACGCCAGGTTGAAGAGCTTCGCACGTCTCGGCCGGCCGCCGCCCCTGTGGCTGCGACTGCCACGCCCGCCTCTGCCGGGCCAGAGAAAGCCGAGCGGATGCGTGTTCTTCAGGAAAAGCTCGCCGGCGGAGCCGGGGACTACCATAAGGACATTGTTGAACTCATCGAACTGATGGGCTTCGTCAAAACGTCCGACCTGGACCCCGTCCGTAAACAGGTTGAAACCATGGGTCAGGAGGTCGGGAAAGTTCAGAAGACGTTCCAGGCCACCACCCGGGATGCATTCCTCGGCGACCTGAAGGACCTCGCTCCAGACTGGGAGGCGATCAATCTCACGCCAAAGTTCAAGGCTTTCCTGAAAACGCGGGTCCCCGGGACGCTCTTCACCTACGAAGAAGCGGCCTTGAGGGCCAACGACGCGGGGGATCCTCTTGCTCTGGCCGAGATTTTCAACATGGTCCCCCTCAACGACGACTCTGCGGCACCAGTCACATCAAAGAAACCCCCGGCGAAATTTGCCTCTCCTCCGCGCACCTCGGCAGCGGCCCCGGTCGTGAAACCGGAAGCCGCGAAAGAGACCGTGAAGGAGAGCGACTACCTCAAGTTCACTGCCGACGTTCAGAGCGGGAAGTTCCAGAGCATGGACCCGGCCAAGAGTGCCGAGTTTCAAGCCAAAATGTTGAGCGAGAAGTCTCGGTTCCAGACCGCCCGTGCTGAAGGTCGGATGATTTTCAATCAGCCGTAAACACAAGGAGATTTTCTCATGGTATACCCGGTTGCAGCGGGCCAGATCAACCTCGGAAGTGACGGCACCATTCAGTACAGTCCGGCAAGATACGCGCCGGATTTCGCTCTCGCGCTCTATCCGATGATGTTCCTGTCGGAGATCGCGAACACGAATTTCCAGGGGACCCTGCGCGATTTTGGGGATAAGGTCATCATCCGCCGGCGTCCGACCGTCACGACCTTCCGTACCTCCAAGGGCATGAAGCTGCCCGTCCAAAAGCTCACCGGCCCCGCGGTTGTCGAGCTTTTGATCGACCAGGGCGTCGGCTTCAACGTCGCGCTCGAGAAGGTCGACGAGAAGCAGTCCGACCTGAACCTCTCTTCGGCGATCATGGAAGAGGCCGCGATCCAGACCAAGATCGACATCGAGACCGACTTCCTCGCGAACATCTACACCAGCGCCCACGCCGACAACATCGGCACGACCGCCGGCGCGAAGACCGGGAGCTACAACATCGGTGTCGCCGGTAATCCGGTTGCCGTGGACCACACCAACGCCACGACCTACCTGCAGCGCTTCGCCGCCATCCTCTCGGAAGCGAACGTCAGCCCTATCGGCCGCTGGGCCGTGATCCCCAACTGGTACGCCTACCTGCTCGGGCTCTCGGACCTCAAGAACGCCTCTCTTACCGGGGCCTCGGACAACGTGCTCCTGACCGGCCGCCTGCCGCAGAAGGTCGCGGGGTTCACGCTGTACGAGACCAACCTTTACACCCCCACGGACGACGGGCACCAGGCGTACCCGGTCACCTTCGGGCACAAGGACTTCATCACCTTCGCCAACCAGCTCAACGAGCTGGAGACCATTCCGAACCCGGAGAGCTTCGGGCGCCTGCTCCGCGGCCAGTCCATCTACGGCTACGAGGCGATCGTTCCCGAGGGCCTTGGCTACGGCTGGATGTACCAGAACGAGGCGTAAGCCTCTCTATAACGAAAGGATGAGGTAACAGAACATGGCAACTGACCACACCACTTCTCAGAAGAACGGCTCTTTCCTCGCCGGTCTTGTCCCTCTGGCAAACCGCGTCACGATCGCTGCTGGCGCAACCGGCACGTACCATCAGTTCCTCGATATCGTCAAGGGAGACACGGTCCTGGCGTTCGCCTGGAAGCTCATCCAGGGCGGGGACAAGGTCGCCACCATCCAGTTCGGCCTCGAGGGCGGGGATACCGACGGGTTCGCCGCCGACACGACCATCGCGCTGGCCGCGGAAGACGCGGTCACTCAGGGCGCTGGGGCGCTGCTCGGCACGGCGAACGTGGCGGCTGCGGCTGACACCATCGACGGCCTGATCACGGTCGCCGCTGGCCCGATGACCGTTGATGTCATCATCGACGTTCAGGCCGTTGTCCTCCGCAACGAGATGTAAGGAGGAGGACCATGGAAAGAATACTGATCGAAGCTGACGAAGTGAGGGCCAAGAAGTTCACCCTGCTTCAGCGGGACCAGGCTGCGGCCACGGAGGTTGTTCCTCTGTCCGGGGTCATCCTCAAGAGTCCGGTGCTGACTCTCGCTGTTGCGACCGGCACTGCCCAGAAGATGATCGACATCCCCGTCGGGATGAAGGTCACGAAGGTCATCCATGTTCAGGGCACTGCTGCCAGCGACAAGGTCCACACCATGACCATCGGCGATCAGGCTGGGTCGACGACCGGGCCGACCGGAAGCACCGGTGACGTTGACGGATGGGACACATCGGTTGATGCCGCCGGTGCTGCCGGAACAGAAGTCGTTGGCGACGGGGCCTACGCCGCCAGCGCCGCGAACATCGGCCTGGCTTACACCGTGGCGGGTTCAATCTACGCGGTTCACACCGTGACGGCTGGGCCGGCGACAACCGGCACGCACTACCTCGTGGTCCACGGGTACATGTAGAATACGGAATCGGGCGGGGGCTTGCATTTGATGGACGCGGCCCCCGCCCATCCACAACAGGAGGGATTATGAGCGACGAGCACCTGGATTACGTTCCTGAAGCACCCCTGCCGCCGATCGAAAAGTGCGCCTACCTCATCAGGAAGGGCGAGAAGCCCCGGGCGGACCGCGGCAATATCTTCGCCTACCGTGAGAGCCTGGCGATGAAGCCCAACAAGTTTGAACCGTTCCGCGGGAAGCTGCCGGAACTGACAACGAAGGTCTTCGGGAAGAGTACCGTCGGCGCCCTGAAGCCTGATCCCCTGAAGAACGTCAACACTGTCGAGCCGACCGAAGACGATCTGAAACAGGTCCTGCTCTTCACGGCGTTCGATAACCTCGAGCCTGCGGACATCGGGGGCAAGGGGTTCCCGCTGCTCGAGAGAGTCCGCGCCATCTCCGGCATCGATGATCTGAGCGCAGAAACTCTTCGCTCCTCGTGGGCGGAGTACAAGGAAGCAAACAAATCCGGAAGGGAGTAGTGTGAAATGAAGAGGATCCTGGCAGTTCTTTTGACGGCAGTTCTGTGCGTTCTCCCGGCTGCTGCCTTCGCTGCCGGGACTTGCGCGGTCACGACCACATGGATCCCCGGCCAGAACGTAAAGCGCGTGCAGGTTGCGTGGACTTCCGCGACGGGCGGGGAAGTCTGGTGCGAACTCGGCGAGGCCGTTAACGGCAAGGTCTTCTCGGTCAAGACAGATCCGGCAGCAGGCGATGACGCGCCGACCGACAACTACGATGCGTATGTTAAGGACTACGATTCGTCATTCAACTACCTCTCGACGACGCTGGAAAATCGAGATACAGCGAGCGTTGAAATGATCGCGCCTGCAGACGTGCCGATGTATGAGTCCGTTGGTTTCAGCGTATCGGCAGCGGGCGATTTGAACAAAGGCGACTGCTTCCTCTATATTGAGGTGCCCAAGTAATGGCCGAGCGAAAGCAGTACATCAAGGCTGGGCTCGCAACCGCTTCGGGCCTCATCTTGCTTGGTGTCCTCGCTTTCGAGACTGGCCTCTGGCGCACGCAGAAGGCACAGTCGCCCCATTACCGGGCGGATGCGTGCATGGTCTGCCACACAGCGGAGGATACCTCGACGCTCAAGGCCGACGAGCTTGCGCTCTGCACCTCGTGCCACGAGCGGGAGGGCGACGTCATCGTCCCCAACTCCGAGGGCGAGAGCATCACTGTCGATCTCGGCCTTTCTCACCCGTTTGGCGTTCCGGTGACTGCCAGCAATGCCCCGGCCACGCTGCCACTGAACAACGGAGCGATCACCTGCCAGACCTGTCACGATGTGCATCTGAGTAATGTCGAAAGCCATATGCTGCGCCTGTACGGGGCGCAAGCCAACGGGCTTCCTGACTGGACGCCGCTTTGTCACGACTGTCATCCGGGATACTGAGACGATGGCCATCACTTACTTTGCCATTACCAGCACTTCGAGCGAGGGCGGGCCAACGGAGAATCTCGACACGCCCGCTGCTGTGGCTGCGAAGGCATTCGGCATCGTGCATATCTGGACCGAGGGCACCCCGGCAACGCCGAGTGACAAGTGGGTAGTGGTGGGTGATGGCATCCTCACCGGGGACTCGGCGCGATTGCGTTCGATCCCGGTGCAGCTAAAGCAGAGAATGCTTGCGTCATTACAGGCGCAGATGGATGTCTCGCGGGCGCAGTTAGCCGACTACGGGCTGTCTCTGCGGCGCGGGTTCTGTGTTGACATCAAGCTATCTGCTGCCGACGTGGGTGCGCTATGAGCATTTCACGCGAGGTACCGAACTCTGATTCCGGTAGTGGTTTATGGGAATTTTCTTCTGGCTCAACTGCGTGGAATTTACTGGACGAAGATCCACATGATAGTGACGGAACGTATCTGTTTTGCTCATATGTCGGCCAAGTCGTTCTCTGTTACAAGCAAACAGACCAAGTGCCGGTTGGCGAGGCTATTAATAAAGTTTCCGTGGTCGTGGTGGGTAAGGTTGCATCCGGGACGGAATACTGGACTCCACGTATTCGGCTAGGGAACCCAAACAGCGACCGCTGGGGCGCGCAATATCAAATCGGCGCGTCCTATGCCGAGTACAAGACAGATTGGCTGACCAACCCTGCGACGGGTGCGGCGTGGACTTACGATGAAGTAGAAAAAGTCGGCGCGACGGCCAACACGCTCGACCTGATTGGGACTCAGAATGGCAGCAGTTATGAAGTAGCCCGGCTGACACAACTACTGCTTGAAATTAGTAGCGATACCCCGCCCGCCTTCACCCCCGCGTGGGCCGTGCGTCAGCAAAGCTCAATCATCGGAGGGCGATAACTAATGTACCCAAAAAACGCAGCGAGCCCTCCGCGCATCAGCGTCGGGGCGGTAGTGCAGATTTCCGATGGCGCCGTGCAGACCTCCGGCGTGAGCATCAAGGTGCGCCCCGAGGGCGGGACCGCCTCGGCAGGGAGTAACTCCCCGGTCTACGAAGAGGGTATTGTGCTCTACACGCCGACGCAGGCCGAGACCAACTACACGGCGTTCGTGGTGCTGGCCTATAAGACCGGGTGCATTCCGGTGGCGCAGACCATCGTGACTACGGCCAGCTCGACGGCGGGCAAGGTGGACGTCTCGCACGTTGGCGGCACGGCGCAGACGGCCGGGGACATTTGCGCGGCAATCATTACCAACGCCGCAGGGACCGATATCGCCGCTGACATCATTGCGCTCAAGTCTGATACTGCGGCGATCTTGATGGACACCGGCACTGATGGCGTGGTCCTCCCACAGGCGCAAGCCGATAAGGTGTGGGGCACTGCGGCTCGTACGCTCACGGCGTTCTCGTTCACCGTGGCTGCCGATCTCGTTTCGATCCTCGGCACCGCTCTCACCGAGACGGCGGGGTACCTTGCGGCAGCGTTCAAGAAGTTCTTCAACGTAAGCGAAACCGCCACCCCCGCCGCCTCTGCCGTTGCGCTCGAAGCAACAAGTGGGAGCATCGTCTCTACGCTGGGGATAGCCGGCGACGGACTTACAGTCCTTGCCTCCAGCGCCCAGGCGCAGCAGATTGTCACGAATACCAACCTGCTGTATACGGCGATCCTGTCGAACATTGGCGTCTCGCCGCAGGGCTGGGACGGTTCGCAGGCCACACCCGTCGTAATTGAGTTCTCTGGCACGGCGAGCGGGTCGTTTTGCTTCTGCCTGTACAGCGGCGCTCCGCTGTTCTACTGGGACGCTGGAACCGGGGTAATCACCCCCGAGGCGTCTTTCACGGCTGGTCCGTGGGCTGACGACGGCATCCTGTCGCTGGACTACGGCACAGCCGCGACCATATCTGTGGGCGGCGCGCTGACGCTGACCGTCAAGGACTCGACCGGAACCGCCAAGACGTTCGAGTGGGTGCTCCCCGCCATCGCCAACGCCAGCGGCTGGTATCCAATCATCCTGACGCACGACGGACGCGGGTTTGCCTACAGCGCGAACGGCTGGGGCTATCTGACGCTCGCCGCTCCGCTGACTGCCGCGCAGACCCGCACGGCTCTCGGGCTGGCGAGCGCGAACCTCGATACGCAACTCGCGGCGCCAGTCACCCTCGCCAACGGCGCGCACGGCGGCGCGGCGGCGACCCTGGCACTCAAGTCCGTTGTCGTGAACAACAACAGCGGCGTGGGGGTGGATATTCAGGGCACGGTGCAAGGGTTAAAGGTAGTTGGGTCTGCGGGTGATGGGGCGGAGTTTTCCTCGTCCGCAGCCGATGGATTCGGGATTGTTGCCGTCGGCACTGGTGTTGGCGACGGCCTTTACGTACAAGGCGGCACAACTGGAAGTGGGCTTAATGCTGCAGGTGGGGTAGCCGGTGTGGGTGCCCTGTTTGAAGGCGGTGGGAGTAATAAAGAAGGTTTAAAGGTTCTTGGCAAAGGCACCGCATCAGGGGTCTACGTGCAGGGTGGTGCGACCAATGGCAATGGTCTTCTTGCGGAAGGTCAAGGCACCGGCAAGGACATCAACGCCCCTGATAGTGACATTAGCCTCACCTTGAAAAATGGTGTGACGCATGGTGGTGCTACTGCGGTGCTGCAACTCGAGCGTGTCATCGTAGCAAGTACGACCACCAATGAACCAGGGGTCAAGATAACTGGCAACGGCTACGGTGACGGTATTAGTACTGAGGGTGGTGCCGATAATGGGTCTGGGCTTCGCGCCACCGGCGGCGGTGTTGTGGGAGTGGGCATTGAAGCTATAGGCGCCGTGGGTACGACCCCGAATGGCGGCAATGGTTTGGTCTGCGCAGGATACGGGGCAGGAAATGGGATTCACACTATGGTTACGGGGTCCGGCAGTGGTATTTTAGCGATAGGCGGGGAAACTAACGGCTCTGGGATAATGGCGCGAGGGTTTGCTGTGGGGTCTGGACTTCATGTTACCGGCGGCAACGGTGGGGGCACTGGTGATGGCCTCTATGCCCGCAGTCAGGGCACCGGCAAGGACATCAACGCGCCGGACAGCGACATCGGTGTTACTGGCGGCGCCGGCCTCACCGCCCAGCAAACCCGTGATGCGCTGAAGCTGCCTCCGAGTGCGGGCGCGCCGGCCGCGGGGTCGATAGACAGCCTGCTCAACACGATCAAGGCGGAGTAGACGATGAAAGCGCGACTTCAGTTTGAGCGTACCGACACCGCGATCACGCTTGGCGCCCTGACGATCAACAAGCTGCGGCTCAAGAGCGACCCGACCACGGAGCACAGCGTCGACTTGATGGTCGGTGCGACGCTGGAGAATGCGGGATACGGCGAATACTACCTCAACTGCCCGCTCGTCACATCCGAAGGAACGGTTGACGTTGAAGTCACCGGCTTCCCCGCACGTTTCGATACCGGGCAGTTCGAGTATTGGGCCAGCGGCTACGCCGGGGCGGCGGACACGGGCGGACCTGTGGCGGGGTCGTACACCCTGGGGCAGCTTGTCACCAAGTATCGCCGCAGGCTTGTTGACGAGATCGGCACGCCCCTCTGGTCGGATGATGAATTCACAGAATTCATCGACATGCTGCAGAAGATGATCTGCGCGGACTTCCGCATTCTGGAGGATCGAAGCACGACCTCCGTCTGCTCGGTTGATCTCGTGCAGGGCAGTGGTTTGGTATCTGTCAGCCCGCGGATCACGCACATCGTGCGCGGTCGGGTCGACGGGGAGACCGCCTTTCTGACGCTCAAAACCTCCGCTGAAATGGACGACGAATACGGCGCGGACTGGGAGTCCGCTTCCGTCACGCAGGATATGCCGACGATTCTCGTGACCAAGGGCATGGGGCTGAACAAGGTCTACCTCTACCCGCCGTTGGATGTGGTGGCCGGGGGAACGTTGAAGCTCGCGGTTTACCGCCTCCCGCTGGTGGACCTGGACTACACCACTCACAACGCGCAGTACCTCGAGATCGATAAGTACGTACACCTGCTGTTCAACGGCGTCATGTGGCAGGCGTACTTGAAGCAGGATGCCGACACGTATGATCCGAAGAAAGCCGAGCAGCACCGTGTGTTTTGGGAAGGGAAGGATGGAAGCGGCGGCGACAAGGACAAGATTCAGCGCATGGTGTTGCGGGAGCATGTTCGTGAAGGGCAGAGCGTTCCGCACTACGGGCTAGTGTGTTAGCGCAAAGGAGCGAGCAATGAATGTCTACTTTTCGGTCCCGTCGAATTTTCGAGCAAATTTGCTGAACGCGAATTTGGACTTCGGCGTTGATACGTTCAAGGCGCTGTTGATGCGGGCTAGTTTTTCCTTTAGCTCTGTGAACCACGCCGCGCTCAAGAACGTCAAGACGAACACCGGCGCGATCGCGTACTACGTGACCGCGGCCACCAAGACCTTTACGCGAGCAAGCGGGAGCTTCGTCACGGATGGGTTCGTGGTCGGGAACTACATCTCCACGAACGGGACCAACGTCGGAGTCTACGTGGTGCGCGCAGTGACGGCGCTCACGATGCGGGTGGATCTCGTCGGTGCGGCGACGCTTGTCGATGAGGGGACTGTCGGAGCGCCTGTCACGTTCACCATCACCAGCGAAGATGAGTACGCCACGGCGGATGGCTACACCAGGGGTGGCCTTACGGTGACATTCGCGCTGACCGGGTCTACGCTGACGCTTGTCACCTCGTCGTTCGACTGGGGCGACTTTGGTTCGGCAGCACTGCTGCTGTCGCCCGGAGTGATCATCTACGATGACACAAGCAGCGCGGACGATATTGTGGCCTACGCGAAGCTCTCGCCGTGGACAGTGTCGTTCTGATGGGCACTCTCGTAGTCGAGATTATCGAGCCGGACGTGCGGGAGAAGTTGCGTGGCGAGTTGCCGTTCTGCAAGAAATGCGGGTTCGAGATGCTGCCCACGGACGACTGGGACAGGAAAGCGAAACCGCATCTCAAGTGCGTGGGAAAAGGCTGCGACGATCGGGGCAAAGTGATCGACGCGAAAGACTGGGAGAAGCGAAATGGGTAACTCCGGGGCTGGGATCAGCGGCAGAGTGGAGATCCACATGCCGGAAATCGAGGCGCGAACCCTTGAGGAGTGGTACGCACTTTTCCCGTGTTGTCCTGCGTGCGGGCAGAAGATGGCGCCGTGCAGGAAAAGCTGGAGGGGCGGCTGTAAGCCGCACAAGATCGGCTGCACCAACAAAGCATGCAAGGCGCGCTTCAAGGGAGGTCTGAAAGAAAATGAGTGGTAACATCGGAATCCACGGGATAATCCACGTCGTAGCTACCGATCCCGAAACGGGCGACATTACATACGACAGCGGGCTCGTCAAAAACACGGTCACTAAGGCTGGCGTACAGATGCTGCTGTACTCCCTTGCTGGGGGCGCGGCCAATGTGGATAGCATTACCGGCGGCGTCACTGGTATAACCGAGGCGGACTACGTGACGCGGATAGCTGTTGGAGAGGCGGACACAGGACTGGACACTGCTGCGGAGCGCTACGATTCAGTGGACGTGTCCGCGCAGATGGCGGATGAAGAGGTTGTCAACGCCACGGACTACAAGACAACCATCACCATGGTCTCTACGTACGACCACGCCGACGGCTCATACGTTCGGTTCAAGGCCAAGTTCACCGGCTTCACTACTGAGACCCTAGCGTGGGTGGCGTTGGAAGCCGGTTCTTTGGGCGCTGACCCGCTGGCCGTAAATCTGATCACCCCATTCACCCCCGGCGCTGCGCAGGTTGACGTGACGTACACCATCTATATCACGCAGGACACCGAGGCCTAAAAATGGGGCGGAAGAGGCGTGTAGGCGACGACGTCTTCACGCTGGATTTGCTTACGGCACGGGGGGAGGCGCGGATCAGGTTCGCCAAGGCCATGGTGGCGTTTCCCGGGGCAAGCGAGTCCGACAAATTCTTCAGCGACCTTATTCGCAAGGCGCTCGTCTCGCGCGTGACGCGAAGTGCTGGTGGCGGCATTCTGAGAACCCGCGGCGAGGACATCTTTGCAGCGGCCCATCTTCCTGGCAAGGCGGAGCACATCGTTATCCCGCCCTTCGTGGATGTAGATATCCCGTCGTCGGAACCGCCGGAGGTTGTGACTGTGCAGGCCGTGATGTTCTACCCGATCTTCGTTAGTGATAAGCTCTTTGTTAGCTCCTCTGCGTCTAACATCCCCTTTGCGGCGATGAGTCGGTTGGGCATCCGCAGCGACGGCGTTGCCGCCATTCCCGTCCTGATTTCGAGTTCTCTCGTTTCGCGCTCCGCATCCGCGTACGCCAAAGCTGCGAGCGTCGCCGAACACCTGCGCGCTTGGAGTGCCGCGGGGTACGTGGATGTAACGCTGGTCTCCAGCAGAATTCGGGCTTCGTCAAACGGCCAGCCTACCGATATCGTGAACGTCTCCGACCGGCTGACGACCTCTACTGGGGACCCCGGGCTGCTCGAAATCCTTTACCTGACCCCGGATGACCACATCAAGGGCAAATCCGCAATTACTTACACGACGAGCGGCGTAGTTCAACTGACCCCGCACGACCACATGGCGCGCGTCAAGTCGAGCGTCTACATAAAACCGACCATCAGCCTAACGCGGCTTGGGATGAACGCATTTGAATACGGCGAAGTCCCGCAGTATTTCCGCTTCTCGCGGGTGGGCGATCTTGGTCCGCTGACTGTTCACTACGAGTTGATGAGCCAAGCCCGCGCCGTCGAATTATACGGCACCGGCCTCTACCAGTATTTCCACGCCACTCCCGGCACCGACTATGAAACGCTTTCACCATACGAGGTGGAGTTCGCGCAAGGCGAGACGTACGTCGATGTGGCCGTTACACCAAACAACGATTCCACTCTCGAGATCATAGAGTCGGTGTTCGTCGAATTGGTAGCTAACAGTGCCTACTACATCCATCCGTCCAGCTACTACTCGCGGATCGGCATCATCAACAACCCGCCCTCGTCCGGGACCCTGGCGCTTAACTACAGCGCGGAGAGCGCGCTCGGGTACGAGTGGGGCGCGCGACATCTTTCGTCACTGACCAGGGTTGGCACGGACGGCGGAGTCACTCCGCACCATGGGAGTTACCAGATAAAGACAGTCGGCGACGACAGTACACCCACTGGGGGAAACTCAGCTACCTACCAAGCAGCTTTGAGTTGCGCCCAACTAGAACCCGGCAAGACATACAACATTTATATGTGGTACAGCGTAGACGGCGGTGGGTGGGTTGATTCAGCGGTTTTAGAATTTACTCCCCCCGATTATGTTATTGTGACTTTTGGTGTCTACCACTCCAGTTTTACGCAAAACAACCACACCGTGTACTACGATGAAGTAACGGTCGAGGAGGTATAGCGATGCCGACCATTAAAAACTTCACCGGCCTCAACAACGTCGCGACCGACCCGGCGCTCGCCGGCCCCGGCGACCTGCAGAAGGCCGTCAACGTGGTGGTGACGGACAGCAAGATGCTGGCCAGCCGCACCGGGTTCGATCCAGTGTACGCCAGTCAGGCGGCAGTGCATTCGCTCAACGGCGACACGGGTGGCCTGCTCTATGTTGAGGACGACGAACTGACGCTGCATGCGGTGCCGACGCCCACGGTGCTATTGGGCAGCCTGACTGCGGCGGCTACCATGGGCTACTACTGGTTGAACAACAAGCTCTACTTCGCCAACGGGCACGAGACGGGCGTCTACGCAGGCGGCGCCGTGCGATCCCTGGGGCTGGCGGCTCCACCCCGTCCCGCGGTTGCGGGCATTTCAGGCGGACTCACTCCCGGCGCGTATCAGGTGGCGGTGACGTACGTGCGCAGCGATGGGCAGGAGAGCGCGCCCTCGGAGGTCGTGTACTGCGAAGCGCCCGCTGGGGGGCTTCAAGTCTCCGGCATCACCGCCTCGGGTGATACGAGCGTGATCGGCGTGACCGTCTACGTCTCCGGGGTAGGCGGCGAGGTGTTGTTCGACGGTGGCGGGCTTTTCCGCTACGCGGTTCTTCCGAACAGCGGATCCTCCACGATCAACGTGGTGAACTGGGGCAGCGTGGGAACTGGTGCGCCGTGCAACACAAACAACACCTATCCTCCTCCGACCAGCAGCACTGGGATGTTCTTCTACCGCGGGCGGATGTACTACATCGACGGCGCGGTCCTTCGCTGCTCGCTGCCGATGATGTTCGAGCACGTCTATCTGGACCGCGGCGCGTGGACCTTTTCGTCAAATATCAAGTTCGCGCTCCCGGTGGAGAATGGAATCTGGGTCGGGACCACGACCGAGTTCATGATGCTTCACGGGCGGGACCCATTCTCCGATGGGGGCTTCGAGATTCGCTCGAGGAACACGCACGCCTGCCTGGTCGGCGGGCAGTTGGTCGAGGGCGACGCGATGAACCTTCGGGAGTTCGACCCGCGCGGAATGCGCGCGATCATGCCCACGGCCGCGGGGATCTATGTGGGCGACGGGAATGGTTTCGCGGTCAACTACACCGGGAAGCGCTGGGCGCCGCCGTCCACCACCGGGGCGTTCGGGTTCATCGATGCCACCAATGGCCAAGCGCAGTACGTGTTTTCTTCGGGGGGCGTGGTCTACTCGATGAACCTCTCGACCGGCGCAGTCTGCAAATCGGATCGAGTCTTCACCTCCATGGCCAGGGTGGGCACGGTGACGTACGGCAGCGCGGCGGCCGGGATCTACGCCGATGGGCAGCCAGATGATGCCGGAACAGCGGTCGCCGTTGAGATCGAGAAGCAGGGCATCGACTTCGGCGCCGGGCAAAAGAAGAGTGTTACGGAGATTTATCTTCACGCGGCGACATCTGGTACCATGAGCGTCGTGGTCACCTCAGATGTCGGGACAGGCACGACGTCGACCGGCACCCCCGTCTCAAGCGCCATGCGCAACCACAAAGTCAAGCTCGCTCGCGGGGTAAATGGGCGGAACTTCACCTTCAATATCAAGAATGCGCTCGGCGCCGCCGTGAAACTTGCCGAGATCGAGGCTATGGTGGCTGTCTCAAGCCGCCGCGTGTAAAGGAGCAATGACATGGCGACTGTATCGGATGTAAGCGCACAGAGTTCATTTACCGCGGTAAAATCAGACTTCGACAGTGTCGCGACTGCGGGGACAACTGGTGTTATAGATGTCTTGAAGGACATAGTTTCTGCCGCCATCACCGCGATCGGCAGCCAGGCGTATCTTCTCGACGCTGATTTCACTGCGGAGGATATCGCCCTCGTCTCACCGCTGATCGGTACCGCCGGAACGAACGTCCTGCACGATCGCGTAATCTCCGATATCGAAACTGGGCAATTCGGGATCGACCCGAACATCGAGGACCAGGTCTTCGAGCGCTCCCGCGAGCGCGAGGCGCGGCTGTTGGCGAGTGCGGTGGATGGGGCCAATCGGATGTTCTCGTCCGGTGGATTCACCCAGCCGACGGGTGCCGCAAACGCCGCGATCGAGGCGCTGCGGGCTGAAGCTCGCGACAAGATCGTCAGCGCCAACCGTGAGCAGACTATCAAGCATGCGGACCTTTACCTCGCTGGGAAGAAGATCGCCATCGATGCTGGAGTGGCGATCGACCAGACGAACGCTACGGTGTTCACCGCCGCGGTGGACAAGTTCTTCAAGGTGTTCTCCCTCAAGGTGGATCAGTTCAAGGCGCAGGTGCAGGCGCAGGCCGCGCTGGCTACCGCCGGAATGTCTGGGCTGAATGTGAATTTCGGCCTGTCGGTTGGTGCGACTGCTAATGTCGGCGGTTCTGAGACCGTCAGTGAGACCGAGGACAAGAGCGCCGGTGTCACTCGCCGTAGCGTTACCGAAAGCACTACCGAGGATCACAACTACGACGAGACGAAGGGCACAGACTCTGGGGAGACCACCAGCCACACTTACACTCACGTAGAAAGCCCATAGATAGGAGTGAATGATATGGTTGATGAACTAAAGAAAAGACTTCTCGCGAAGATAGACAAAGACCTCTCCTACAATCCCGTCAAGGGGGCGCTGTCAGCCGCACGGGATGCCGCGGCTGTCGTCCGCGATGTTGTTGACGGAGCCATACAGCCAGGGGCAGGACTACCGACCATTGCGGCGCCATTGGTGGCGGCAGGCTTGCAAGGGCAGTCTCCTGCGCCTGTTCCTTCCATGGGCGCTCCTGCGCCAGCCGTCCCTGTCGGACTTCCTACCCAACTCGTAGCATCTCACGAGCCAGCCGTCAAAATTCTCCCACCCGGGATCGTGGCTCCTGCTCCCGGAACGATTCAGACCGCCCCGGCCATAAGGGTCGCTGCCCCAGGAACGCCGTTAGGATCCGCGCCCCCCGCCGCTTCTCCGGCCGCCCCGGGAACGCCCGCTCCGACCCCGGCGCTGCAAGTTGGGCCACGCCTTACTCCAGGGGAACAACTTTCCAACATCATAAACTCCGGCGGCCTGAACGCCGCGCTTCCTATCGGCGGAACTCCGGTTCCTGATTGGCGTGCGGTCACGAACGAAGCGTTTCGCAAGGCCCCCGACCAGACAAAGGTTCAGCAACTTCTTTCGATGAACAAAGAATTTGTCGCAGGATACAAGCCGCCTCCGGGGACGCCGATGAACTTTGGAGAGACGCCCGGACTGCGCGATGTGTCGAAGACAAGCGTGGCCCTGGGCAATCTCGGAGTCCCGGTGGAGAAAAATATCCAGTTCGAGAGCGGGAAAGACCTTCAGCGGTTCGAGGGCGTTCCGGGAGTCAGCCCTGAAGGCGACACTGGCCGATGGTCCCCAGAGTATATGGCGATCATCAAGAAGGCGGACCCCGACGGCAAGTACGGCCTGCAGTTTCAAGAGAATCCGTTCCAGTTTCTTGCTCCCAATGGGACTCTGAGTGACAAGGGAATCGCCACGCTTCAGAAAGAAAACGACGCCGCTGAACTCAAGGAGAACAGAAAGAAAGCCGCTCTCGAACTGAACCGCGACATCGCCGGCTTTAAAGGCGGCCCCAAGACGCGGCAGGATGCGGCGAACGAACGGCAGGCGCAGTTCGACAAAACGTGGAATCCGACCGCGGAAGGGACCGCGGAGCGTGAATCAAAGATGGCACTTCAGGAGTCGGACCAGGTCTGGAAGGACGCGTCTCGCGAAGACATTCAGGCGCATGAAGTAGAGACGGCGAAGACGCTCGATATGTATAACAGGATCATTGAAGACGAAAAATCAACACATGCTGAACGCCTGGAAGCCACAAAACAGAGAGGGGAGCTAAAGAAACAGCGACTCATGGATCAGGCGGCGTGGAAGAGACTGGGGCTGACGACACAGAACGCCCTCGCCGTGACGGGGAAAGAGGTGGCGGGCCGGGCCGCTGATACTGCGACGAGGGCCGCGGGTGATCTCGCGGTTGCCAAAGAGAAAGCGACGGCTTCTGGCCTCATAAGCAGGGAAGACGCCTTCAAGATTGTTATGGCCGACGGCAAGGAATCAGGGGTACGAGGAGATGGATCGTATGGGCCGGTAACCAAAATTCCAGGGGCAACTCTCGAGGAGAAAATTGCCTACGTACAGCAAAGCGGCGTGGGGGCGGTCCCTGTCGGTGGTGCCAAAGTCGGTGGCACATTCCGCGGCAAAGTGGTAAAAGAAATAAGGGTAGACTCGAAAACAGGCAGAAGGGCGCTAAAGTTCACAGACGATTCCATCGCGTGGGAATAGGCGGGCTGAATGGCTGACAAGAGCGGCGCTGTTCTTGACTGGGACAAGCTCGATCCAGTTGATGATTCTGCCCCAGAGTGGGATAAGTTATCTCCAGTAGAAGATGCTCCTAGCGCTGAATTGTTTGCCGATACTCCGGCACCAAAGCCCTCCTTCACCCCCGAGGGATACAAGCCGCAGGGATTCCTCGAGAAGACCGGGCGCAACGTCGTCGCTGCAATCCCGCGGCTGGCCGAGGGCGTTGTCGCTCTGGGCGCCGAACTCCCCGCCTATCTCGGAACTCAGGCCGAGCAGGCAATCAAGGACTTGAGGGGCGATACGTCTCCGACGCCAACCCCCGTATACGATGCCGCCCGCAAGGCCCGCGAATGGCTTGGCGAGAAAGCCGCCGCTGTCTCTGGCCCGACCCACGCGCTTCAGATCGACGATGAACTCCCGTGGCGCGAGAAGATTGGCCAGACGTGGGAGGCAATCAAGAACGACCCGGCCGGCGCTGCGAACTTCATGTACGAGCAGGGACTACAGAACGCTCTTCCGATGGGCGCTTCGATGAAGATGGCAAGCACCTCGCTCAAGGCGTCGAAACTGGCCGGCGTGTCAGCAGGAAGAGCAATGGGGAAAGCGGCAGTCAAGGGCGCGATCCCGATGTTCCCGCTCGAGTACGCCGGCGCAGCGCAGGAAATGGAGCGAGTCACCGGGCAGCCGCAACCGCTCTATGCCCTTGGGTATGCCGCCGTCTCTTCGCTCATTGAGCAGGGATGGGAAGTTCCGACCTTGGCGAGACAGATTCTGACTGGCGTTGTGAAGGATGCCGCGAAGACGACCGCGGTCAAGGGCGCTGGAAAAGAGTTCGCCAAGTCATTCCTCTCTGGTATCGTCGGCGAGCCGACAGAGGAAGCGCTGCAGCAGGTGTCGCAGAACTTCCTCACCGCGATGTCTGACCCGAAGGCATACCCGTTCACCCCGGATAACATGCTGCGCGGAGTTGGCGAGTCTGCTCTCGGGGCGCTTGGCATGGGTGGCGTGGCCGGCGGAGTCACAGGTGCCAGGGGAGCGCTGGAGTTGCGCCAAGGAAAGCCGCCTGCCGTGCACCAGGGCAACGACTTGTCCCTAAACGAACAAGCGAGCAAGGACTTCACCCCGAAGACCGACATCCCGCCCGTCTCCAGCCAAGAGGACCAGGACCTCCTCGATCTCGCCGCGGCCACCATGGACGGCCTCGAGGGCCGGGACGTGTCTGAGTGGACGGAGGCCGACAAGGGCTTGCATGAGGTCCTGTCGTCCCTCCCAGAAGGAGACGCGGCCGCGGTCAGGTCTGCGCTCCCGGGGTACGTGGAGATCGTCAGGGCGGCTCGAGCGAAGGAGGCGGGGCAGCCCACAGAGGCTCCTCCGCCCGCCCCCAAGCCCGCCATCCCCGTCGACAAGCCGGTGGACCTCACCGGGAAGACTCAGCCAGCCGCGATGACGCGAACGGGTGCGCCCGCCGTCGAGCCGGTAAGCGGGCCGGCTCCCATAGCGGCCCCGGCTGTCCAAACCAGCGAGTCGGGTGATTTCCTCGAAAGAAAACGTGACTTAATAAACAGTGCAGTTGAGGCCGGGAAGAAGGCATACGAGGAAGAAAAAGCTCGTGGGAGAGCGGCTCAGTCGGCACCCCCGGCTGTCCAGGCCGTCCCCATCCCCACGGATCGGCAGGTCGACCTCCTGCGGCCCGAGGCTTTGGCGCCGCCGCCCGCACCGGCACCACCAGCGGCCCCTGCAGTCCCGGCTCTGCCCCCGGAGCAGGCCCTTCCGCTGCGTCAACCGATCACACAGCCCCTCCCCGCACCGGCGCCCGCGGAGCCCGCCCTTGCCATTGCGCCCGCCCCCGTGGCGGCTCCTGTGTCGCAGAGCGCCATCCAAAACCTCGCGGATGGCAGTCCCGGTGCGAAGATCAACAAGATCACGATCAGCACGGGGAAGAACATGCTGCTAGAGGGGGATGTCGAGTCTCTCGAGGAGCATATCGTCGAGGGCGGAAAGCCTGCTGAAGCTGTTGTCGCTGGCTTGCGGCGAGCCATTGAACGGGCTGGGGCCGACGAAGCGGCAAAGATCGGAGCACATAAAGATTTGGCGTACGTGGAGCGCAGGCTTGCAGAGCGCGGACTTCTGCCTGCAGGACGGCAGGAGAAACGAGCAGAGATTGTCAGCGAGGGCGAGGCGGTCCAGCAAGAGCCGCGGCCCGAGAAGGGGGCGGTCAGCACGACGCCCCTAAACATTCGATCTGATTCCGCGGTCCAATTCGATATCTCGTCTATACCGGAAGATGCAAAAATAGACATCAAAGTCTACCGGAAAAAGACAGGTAAGGCCGCCACGATAAAAGCTAACGCAAGAGAAGCATATACGGAAACAATCTCCGACATTGGAAAGATATCAAAGGCATTGGAGGACTGTTTATGAAACAGATGGAAGAACACGACTTCATTGCTTTGATGAATACAGGCGATGCGAAACTGTTTCAGTCCCCCGACGATACTGACAACGAGAGAGAAACAGAAGATAAGACCCGCGAGCGAACGGCTGTGGCGATGGAAAAGATTGCAGCAGTTTTAGGTTCTCTTTCTCAAAAACCACAGGAAAAAACTCCAGACAAGTCTGCCGAAATAATCAAAGGCCTGGCCGAACTCGTAAACAAATTATTGTCACAACTTCGGACGACGGATGCGAAGCCGTTGACGGTGGCTTATCCTGCCCCGGCGAAGTCGATAACAGTTGAAGTGACGGGATATAATTACGACGGCAGAATCAAAACGATGGTTTTGACGAGGAATCCGTAGAAATGACCGCGCCCGCTTACGAAACCGACCTCGCAGACATCAGCACCTGCGAAGCTATTGGCACTTGGACGGAACCGACAGGATTTACGGACGGCACTGTTCCGGTTGCCGAGACCGACTACTGGATTCAGAGTCCCGGTAGTGGCACGACCCACTGCATCTCTAAACCCATCGGCGCCAGCTCGTCAGCTACCGCAGGAATGATTTTTGACTCTGCTTCAGGCAAAACAATACCGTCGCCGGGCGCATTCATGATGTGGATGCTTTTTGCCGCGCCCAACACTCTCGCCGCGCAGGCAAGCGGTGGGATGCAGATGTTCTGCGGGTCGTCAGGCGCGAACTTCCAGCAGTGGTATGTTCGCGGCGCGGACACCTACACGTATGGCGGGTGGGTCTGTGTGCCAGTTGACCCGGCTGTTTCTGAGGACACTCACACCGGAACACCATCAGGAACGAAACAGTGGTTCGGCGCGGGCGTCAAGCTCGGCGGGATTGCCGCGGTCTCCAAGGGGAATCCTTGGGGCGTCGATGTCGTGCGTTATGGCCGCTGCGAAGCGCGAGTGGCATACGGCAGCACTGCCGATGGGTACGCAACCATCAACGGTTTCGCTGCTGTCAATGACACGGAAGCAAATCGCTGGGGGCTGCTCCAGGCGGTGCAGGGCGGCTACCTGATGCAGGGCCTCGTGGTGCTCGGCTACGTCAACGCCTGCGATTTCCGGGACGCGAACAAGAGCGTCTTCATCGCCAACACCGAGAAGGTGATTTCTTCCTTCAACGCAATAGAAGTCCGGCAGTCGGGTAGCCGCGTGGACATGACGGCGATTTCGTTCACCGCGCTCGGCACGACGGCGCGAGGCAACTGGATCACGACCGACAACGCGACCATCAATATCACCGGCTGCACCTTCACCGACATGGGGACGTTTGGGTTCCTGGCCGCGAGCACGATCCTTAACACGACCTTCCGCCGCACCGACAAGATCACGACCGGCGGGGCGACCATCACTGGCTGCACCATCGACAGCAGCCGAGCGACCACGGCCTTACTGGCGGCGACCCCTGCCGATGCCGCGTTGGTGTCAAACACCGCGTTCACCTCTGACGGCACGGGTTACGGAATCGAGGTCACGGGCACGGCGGCGAACTTCGGGCTGACCGGCGTGACTTTCGACGGCTATGAGGCGTACCAGGCGGGCGGAACCACCACCGGCAACGAGGCAATTTTCATCAATATCGCAAGCGGCGAGCTTACTATTTCAATCACGGGTGGCGACACCCCGTCCTACCGCACCGCCGGATGCACAGTCACGATTTCATCTTCGGTCACGGTCACGCTGACGGGCCTGAAGAATCCTTCAGAGGTACGGGTGTTCAACGCTGGCACGACAACGGAAAGGAGCGGGACGGGGGCTGAGTCTGTAACTGACGGGGATCACGCTTTTTCAGTTCCCTCCGGCACTTCGGTTGACATCGTTATTCTGTCCCTCGGCTACCAGAATATGCGAATACTCGCGTTCTCGACAACGAGCAGCACCTCAATCCCGGTTTCTCAGGTCATTGATCGGCAGTACTACAACCCGGCGTAAAGGAGCAAGAAGATGGCGATTCAACTCGACCCCACAAACCTCGCGGACTCTGCGGCAGACGACGCTTCGCAGGAACTTTACATCAACACCGCTGCCAAGACGCTCAAGGTCGTGGCAGTCGGCGGCATCGTGGACACCGGACAGCAGTCGGAGAACGGCGTGGCGATCAAGTGCGTCTACTCGTTCCTCAAGGAGCAGTGGACTGCCGATCCGAACACGAAAAACCTCGCCGCGTTCCCCTTCCCCATGGTGCCGATCACTGACGAGTTCTTCGAGCTTGTTGATGGTTGGACCTGGGCGAACACCACCACTGAGGGCCTGCTGCGAAACGGTGGCTGGTTGGTACGTAATACCGCGGGCAACGTCATTGAGCATTGGGCGGGGATCAAAACCACCGGCTCGACGGAAGCAGACGATCAGCTCTACTACCAGCTTTCCGGCACCTCCGGCACAGCTGCTGCGGCTGACTTCCTGGATGTCGGCGCGGTCAACCAGGGCGTGCAGGTCATCGACGATCCCAACGGCGACGCCAACTACGCTGACGGGTTCTCCTACTGCACGAACATCAAGGTCTTCAACCGCCAGTACAACCAGATTTACTCCGTCTCCTCGACCAGCGCCAACGGGGAAGCAAGCCTTACTGCACCGAAAATTTTCGGTCTCGACGCCAGCACCACCGCCGACTTGAACATCGAAGACGTTGACGGCAACATGACCGCATCGCCGTACTCCGACATCAAGGTGCGCTACTTCGATCAGGTGTACTCGCGGGATGTGGACAGCGCCACGAACCGCAGCTTTGGCATCGTCGTGGATGTCAAGACTCACTCGGGCGTGGACGGCTCCGCACCCGGCGGGGCGAGTGTACTGACGACTGCTGAGGCTGGCATGACCGTCAGCGCTTTCGCGGGTGGCACGCTGGTGATTCATGAGGGGACCGACGAGGCGACGATTTTCCCAATCACGGATAACGCTGCAGGGACGGTCACCGTCACCGGCACCATTGCAGTCGGGTCGAATATGTCCTTTACGGCCTACCCGGCGACCGCCAGCATGGCCACTGCCGAGCAGATTTACACCAAGGTCCAGTACCTGCTGCGGCAGAACTCGGACATCGACGCGACGGATGGGGCCGTCACAGGCAAGGTTGGGGATCAGATCCTCACCTTCGTCGGCTCCGATCTCAAGGCGGGTTCGCTGGCTCCGACCAACCCCAACGGCGGCGGGTCCGGCGTCTGCATTGAGGGCTTCAAGGCGTCAGACACGAACCGGATTACCTTCTACGATAACTCGGCTGTCACCCGCACGTTCCCCTACGTCGCTTCTCTCACCATCAACTTCGGCGCGAACCTGCAAAATGATGCCAGCGCGGAATACTGGGTCTACTTCACTAACGACGATGCGGGCGACAACCTCGGCTACGACTGGGGCACGGCGAACGCGATCATCGTGGACGACAACTCCGGCGTTGACATGGCCGGGAGCGTGAGTGCCGCGGCCAGCGTCGAGAAGAGCTTCAACTACGACGGCAACGTGCAGCGCGGAGCTGCTTCTGCCGGGGACGATGCCCCGATCACGGTTATCGGCATCGGGTTGGCGACGGGGCAGTACGTCAAGACCACGGGTACGATTTCGCGCAGTACGAGCAACGTCGTGTCGCTCATAGCAGCTCTTGAGAGGAATTATAGCAATCCGTAAACCGTCGCGAGCGACGAGGAGACTATGGCAGACGTTAGCTTCGACGGCGCAAACAAGATCATCCAGGTCACACTTGCGCCCGTCGATGGGGCGAACAGTATCGACGTGAAGATCGGCCTCTATTCCGATTGGAAGGAATGGATGCTCCTCACGGACAATACCAAGTACGAACAGGCAATGCGGGGAGTGGGCGGCGATCCGCTCCCCGGCTCCAAGGCCCTGGGGGACACGTACTTCCTGTTAAACGGCTGGAAGATTCGCCCTTACGAGGCGAGCCACACCATGACCGTCGAAGGCAACCTCTACTGCGAAGACGGCACGTCACCCTATGTCTCGACCGTCGGGACGTTCAATGTCATGGTAATCTCGGCGGTGTCGCAGTTGGTGTCGGCTACCGTGCAGCAGCTACCAGAGATCGAGTATGCCAGCTACGGCGGCGGCGTGACCATTGACGCTATCGGCGGCACAGTGGGGACAGCCTACCCCATCGGGACGGCAGCCTCCCCCGTCGATAATCTCCTCGACGCGCAGACCATCGCAGCAGCGCGGGGCTTCAGCAAGCTCTTCATCGTCGGCAATCTGACCATCGGCGCCGCCGAGGACATCTCAAGCTACGCCGTCGAGGGAGAAGACAAGGACAGCTCCACCCTGACCCTTACCGCTGGGGCGTTGAGCATTGCGGCCAATCTCCACAACCTGACCTTGACCGGGCGGTGCGGCGGCAGGATGAATATCCATCACTGCAACTTAGTGAATGTCGAGCACCTGTGCGCCACGGGCGGAGACGCGAACATCACTGACTGCAAACTGGCGGGAACGATTGACCTGAATCAGCCAGCTAACCAGAATTACAACTTCACCAACTGCATCGGGAAGAGCGGGTTCATCCTCGATGTCAACGGCACTTCGGCAGGCATCCACTTCACCGACTTCGCTGGAATCATCACGCTGCAAAACATCACCAGCGCAACGCAGAGCATTCAGATGGACATCGACTCTGCGCTGATAACGCTCGAGCCCTCCTGCACAGACGGGACGATCACCCTGCGCGGCATCGGCGTGCCGGTGGACAACAGCGCCGGAACGGTTGTGAACATCGACGGACTAGTCATTCTCTCGGACGTGCAGTATGCCAGCTTCGCTGGGGGTGCGACCATTGACGCGGTCAACGGCAACGACGCCAATCGCGGGAACGAGCAGTACCCGGTGCAGACGCTTCCAGTGGCTTTGGGTATTGCCGTTGCCAAGGGCTTCGACACGATTTTCGTCAAGGGCAATCTGACCATCGGCGCAACCGACATCATCAGCGGCTACACCCTCATCGGACAGGGGGCGAGTTTCAATGTGGCCAAGACGACAATCACGCTGACGGATGGGTGTACCACGGCGAACACCTTCTTCTCTGCTTGTAAGGTCGTGGGCCGACAGAATGGTGAGAGCATCTTCGACGACTGCGTGATCGGGGAGTTGACCAACAGCCACTGCCAGTTCAAGAACTGCGGGATGCTTGGCCCGGTCACGGTCACGAACAGCGGCTGGACAGCGAACCACGTTACCGATCTACTCAACTGTCATACCTCCCACGACTGGTATGTGCTGGACTACAACGCCTCACCGCTGCAGCAGGTCTACAGTAAGATGTCCGGGCGAGTTAAGATCACCAACTGCACGAACGCCCTGGCAAATATCATCATCGAGATGTCCGGCGGCGAAGTCTGGCTCGACTCTTCTTGTACGGCAGGAAGTATTACTATACGGGGCATGGGCAACTTGATTGACGAATCTGCCGGAGCGACGGTGGAGAACGACATTCTCGACGGCTGCCACCTCCAGGATCTGCACGACGAGGCGTTCGGCAAGTGGACAATCAATCCAACCACAAAGAAGCTCACGATGTACAAGGCTGACGGGGTGACGGTGCTTAAAGAGTTCAATCTGACCGACACCACGGAATCCATCCCCGCCTACATCGCAAGGGTGCCGGTATGAGTCTGGTAACCAAGGGTCTCGGCACTCGGCAGATGCTCCTTAAGGGGCTGGCTGTTGTCCTTGGCGCCATCTTGGAACAGAAGAAGGACACCGAGGCATTCATGCTATTCAACAAACGCAGACTTGCTAACCGGCGGGCGATAGAACTGGTACGATCAGATGAGCAAGACGTAATTGATATTTTTAATTGTCTGGCGGCGACCGAGGAGATATTCATATGAGTGTCGGATGCCTGAAGAAACACGGACTTGACCCCGGCACGATTGCCATTATTGAGAAGAAGGCGCTGAAGTACATCGCTGCCAAGGCAGAGATTCGTGACGCTTGGAGACAGGCGGCGCAGGAACATCTGCTTGATTTGGATGGGCAGAGGCAGAGGATTGAGGCTCTCGCGGCGCCGGCCGAGAGGAAGGCTGCTGCTGCCAAGGAAGAACGTCTTCCTGCCGCCATGCCGGCCCCTGCGGTCCCGGCGGAGAAGATCGCCGCGGTCGCCCCTCAGAAGAGCAACGCCGATCTCGCCATCGTCAATGGGAACGCCGTGGCGAAGGACGAAGAGGCGCAGGTTCCTTTGATTCCAGAGAAGAAAGCGCGGCCGAGCATTCTCGAGGAGGCGCCGGCACCAAAGATCGGCGTGGATACTTCCTTCGATTTCGGGGCAAACGTCGCTCCCGCCCCCGCTCCAAAGCCCACGAACCCCGTCGCCGCGTACCAAGCGAAGATCAACGAAGAGTTCCCCCCAGGCGACACTCTTGTCCCCACCGAGCGGACAATTCATTCCAAAGGCGGCGTCATCGTTGATCGCCCTGCAAAGGACAAGCATCCTCGTGGTGGCGTCGTCATTCGTTTCGGATCGGGAAAGGAAAAGCATCTAACGCTTAAGGAAGCTCGCAAGTGGGAGGTCTTCAACGAACAAGACTTCCGCCTGATCGAGCAAGAGCGGTCCCGAAAAGAGATGAAAGGCAACGGAGAAGGCGCCTTCCTCATTGGCCTCATCAAGAAGTACGGGGGATTCGACCCAAGAATGGCCGGACTCCGCTCCGACTTTTTTCAGGACCTGAAGATTCCTCCAGGGATACTGAAAAAGGGGGCGCAGTCTGTCGACAAGCTGGCAAACGAACTCGGATACGATGACTTTCACGACATGCTTGCCGATGTCAGGAGCGAACTCGAGACAGGGCGGCCTTCCTACAATGGTAAAAGAGATTTCCATGAAAACTTCCAACCAAGGGAGGTTCCCTATGGGCCTGTGCGTAGAGACACTGGAGAGAGAGAAGCTGGAACGCCATCCCGGCCAGCCAAGGAAACCAATGAGCCTGTGCGTTCCGGGACCGGACGGAATGTGGATGATGCTACGGGACAACCCGTCGCCGGCCGCGAAGGATCTGGCGAGGGCGCTGATGCAGGAGGGAAGGGAGAACGCTATGGGGGGGATCTTGGGAACGCACGTCGTGTCCAAGGACGGGGAGATTCACATGACGTTGCGAGACAATCCGACGCCGGAGGCGCTGAGGTTCGCGAGGGAGTTGGCCTACGGGAAGTCTACGCCGTCAAGAGGCTACAAGAAAGTCTCCTCGAAAACAAAGAAATCAGCGAGGGCTTCAAGAAAAGAATCGCAGGAATAAAGCCCGCGCACCTTCCGCTCTCTCGCGCAGCAGAGGGCGAGTTGATGTCCGCTCTCTCAAAGTTCTTCGGGGTGTCGAAGAAGGTTATCATCGTCGACGCCAACGGTCTTTTCAACGGCGTCAAGGCGCTCGACAATTACATCTTCATCGACAAGGATGCCACGAATCTTCTCTCAAAGGTCTTCGTGCATGAGTTCGGCCACTTCAAAGGGAAAGAGCGCCAGGATCTCCACGACGTTCTCTGGCAACTTGTCGACCGCGAGAAGTTCAAGAAATGGCGAGCGGCCCGGGAAGCTACCCAAGAGCGCAGCGGCTATCCGTTTCTCTCTGAGGCCGCGGCGTTCGAGGAATTCACGAACGACATGATGGCCGAGGTCATCCACAACCCCGAGTTCTTTGAACGTCTCGCCGCCGAACACGTCGGCACTTTCCGCCGGATGATCATGTGGATCCGCGCCAAGATGATCGCGATGGGGATCAACCCGGAGGGGTTCGGGTACTACTTCTCTCGCCCTGGATCGTTCCCAGAAGCGGTGAAACAGATCGAGGACTTCGTTCGCAATCGGATCGAGAGCGTGCCGGGGGTGACGAAGGGCGATCTGGCGTTCTTCTCCCCCGCCAACGATCGTCAGTCCTGGGATCAATGGTCGACGAAAGAGAAGCAGGCCCGCCGTCTTGCCGCCGAAGCCAAGAAGGCCGGGGATGTCCAGACCGAGAACATGTGGACGGCCCGCGCAGATGAACTGAAAAGAAAGATCACCGCCGCTTCGTTGTCTGCAAACCCCGAGGATTTCTTCGGAAGAGCGATGTTCTCGCCGCGGGACGACGCTCCGCCCGCCATGTCCGAAATGCTGACGGATTCCGTGTACAGAAAGAAAGTCAGCGACAATTACTTCAAGGACGAGACGCTGTCTGCCAACAGCCGCCTAGTCCCGCAGGTTCCGCAGGGATTGAAACTCGGTATGTGGCGCTACGATGACTGGGGCAAAGGCGTTTACGGGCACGGGATGTCGCAGCTCAGACTCTTGGATCCAAGCACGCTCCTGCTCGGCGAAGACGTTGACCAGAATGGTCGACGCCCGGATGCCGACCGCTACGCTGAATGGTTCAAGGAAGGCAAGGCTGCCCCGCCGATCGAGGTCGTGGAGACGGACAAGGGCCTCATGCGCGTCTCAGACGGGCACCGCAGGGTAGCCTCTGCCAAGAAGAACGGTGTCCCGGTCCTGGCTTGGGTGTCGCCTTCGATGGACGTTCTCCCGGGCAAGGACGGCAAGTTGTCTCGGTACAATGGCGATCCGAAGATGCCTGTCATCAAGACCGGCCTGACCTACGAGGCATGGAAGGACGGCACTGGGAAGCGCACGACGCCGCTCGAGGGCGGATTCTCGGATCCGGGGCTTCCGGTGCCGCCGGACTTCCCGATGTTCTCCCCCCGCGCCCAAAAGCCCTACACCCCCGACTGGGCAGCGATCGCCGCCAGCCAGGATGTTGCCCATCAGGTGGCGCTGAGAAAGACCTGGGTGAACTCCGAGATCACAACCCTCGACAATGCCCTGCGCATCTGGCAGGACCGCAACGTCGACATGCTCCGAACGAAGCAGGACATCGAGAAGCAAATCGGTGCGCTGAACGACGAGGTGAACTTCCGCCAGAAGGAAACCCTCGCGATCTCCAAGGTTGCGGATCGTCAAGGCGAACTCAAAAAGCGCTTCGAGAAACCCATTTCAGAATTGATCGCGCTGTACAACGAGACCATCGAGTCGGTCGGCGAATACCTGAGTATGCGCCACGCCGAGGAGTACAACGATGTCATCGCCAAGCGCAACCCCGGTTTCGAGGGGCCGGGGTCCGGGATCGAGACTGAGGCCGCCCGGAAATACCTCGAGGGGCTCTCAAAGGAACGCCGCGAAGGACTCGAGGGAATCGAGGAACTCATCCGGGCTTACAGCGCCACCGTCGAGGACATGATGGTGGAGTACGGGCTTGAAACGCGGGAGACGATCGACCTCTGGCGGGAAATGTACCCGCACTACGTTCCGTTCCAGCGCGAAGGGGCGGACGAGGGCGAGGGCATCGGCAACAGGACCGGCAAGGGCATGAACATCCGCGGCGGAGAGTCGAAGGTCGCGCACGGATCTTCCCTGCCGATCACGAACGTCCTGGCGAACATGTTCGAGAAGGGGCGCCGGACCATCATGCGCGGGGAGAAGAACCGCGTCGGCAACGCCACCTACGGCGCCGCGGTCAAGTACCAGAACAAGGACTTCTGGAAGGCGGTCAACCCCGAGCGCGTGAGCAAGAGACGGTTCGCCGCCCTCGAGGCCGAAGCCAAGGCCCTCCAGGAAGAAATCGACATGATCGCGCAGGGGGACTTCCTTGAGGATGAGAACGCCGGGAGGAACGCCGACCTCGAGGCCAAATTGAAGAAGGTCGAGAAGGCCATCGACCGCTGGCACGTCGACCGGGCAGAACTCAACAGGGAAATGGCGCGGCTGGGAGTCCCTGCGGCCGACGTTGAAGCGATCTTCGACGAGCCAAAAGAGCGCTACCTCAACCCCTACACGAAGCAGACCGCGTGGCGCGTGAACTCTGCCGTGCGCGACAAGCCCTACGTCCTGGCGACTCGGTTCAAGGGGCAGGATCACTTCCTGTTCTTCAACAACCGCAACCCCCGCGCCCTCGAGATGGCGAAGGCGATGAAGAACATGGACGTGGAGGATCTCCACTTCATGCTCGCGGCGATGTCGAAGTACACCCGCGTCTTCGCCTCGCTCTCGACGCAGTGGAACGTGTTCTTCGGCCCGGTCAACGCTGTCCGTGACGTGCAGGAGGCCATGCTGAACCTGACGAACACCCCACTGGCGGGTCGGCAGGACGACGTTGTGAAGATGGTGCCCAAGGCCATCCTAGGGATCTACAAGGACGTGCGGGGGCGCCGCGCTGGTATGGATCCTGACCTCACGGACCCGGTTGTGCTCGCGGCCAATGAGTACCGTGAGAATGGCGGGATGACAGGCTTCGTCACCATGCTTGCGGACGCACAGGAACGGGCGGAGTCGATCGAGAAGGAACTCAAGAAGATCACCGAAGGGAAATTCAGGGGCGCCGGCCGAGCAATCATCGACTGGGTCTCCGACTACAACGAGGCGCTCGAGAACGGGACCCGGCTGGCGGTCTTCATGACGGCTCGCGAGAACGGTCTGAGCCCCGAGCAGTCGGCCGCCATGGCGAAAGAGATCACGGTCAACTTCAACCGCAAGGGGCAGATCGCTTCTCAGGCCGGAGCGATGTACGCCTTCTTCAACGCCGCAGTTCAGGGTTCCGCTGTCATGGCGCGGACCTTGGCCGGGCCTGCAGGTAAGAGGATCCTAGCCGGTGGACTGGCCTTTGGGGCCATGCAGGCTCTCTTCTTGGCCGCCGCGGGCTACAAGGACGACGAGCCGCCGGACTTTGTGAAGCAAAGGAACATCATCATCCCCTGGTTCGACGAGGGCAAGAACTACACGATGATCCCGCTGCCTCTTGGCTTCGCTATCCTCCCGAGCCTAGGCCGGATGGCTGCCGAGCAGATCATCGGCGAAGGCAAGCGGCCTGGGAAGCTGGCGACGAACCTCCTAGGGCTCGTGGCCGACACCTTCATCCCCACCGGCGGCGGCGGGAACCCCAGTTCCCTATCGAAGTTCGCGGTCAACGCTGTCGCCCCGACCGCGGGTCGGCCGATCGCAGCTCTGGCAATCAACGAGGACTACACCGGGCGCCCCGTCTTTCGGGACAACTTCTCCTTCCGCGAGCGCACTCCCGGATTCACGCGCACCAAGGACTCAGCCTCCGCTCTCGGAAAGGCTGTCGCGGAGTTTTCCAACTGGGCCTCCGGGGGGACGCAGGACACGCCCGGATCGTTCTCTCCGACTGCAGACGAATTCGACTTCCTCGTTTCCCAGTACGCGGGAGGTGTTGGCCGGGAAGTAATGAAGACCGCAATAACCGCAAGCGCTGTTGCTCAGGGAAAAGAGATCCTCCCCTACAAAGTTCCTCTTGTCGGACGCTTCTGGGGGTCTGCTTCTGGATCCTATGCCGTCAAGAATCACTTCTACGAGAACCTCCGGCTGGCCTATGAGCACAAGAACGAGATCGAGGGCAGGGGAAAGCGCGGTGAAAACATCGAAGATTACATCAAGAAGAACCCGGAGGCTGGCGCGTTTAAGATGGCGATGGCGTTCGAGGGGGATCTCGATAAACTCAAGGACGCCAAGACGAAAGCGAACGCACAGGGATTTCATGCTCACAACAGGTATTTCGATCAACAGGCTATCGGCATGATGGAAGAGTTCAACAAGCAGTTTGACAGGCTGAAGAAAAGGAAGTAGAAAGGCGGGATCATGAACCGCATCAATCTGGTGGCGAAGAGGCTTATCCCATGAGCGACTACACCGCGCAGCATCAGTTTTTCTTCGCGCTCTGCCGCTGGGGCCTGGCCGCGGAAGCACGGGGCTACCTCGTCACGGGCGGCGACTACTATCGCGACCCGCGTGCAACTTTCCCTTACTCGTCACCGCGCTCATACCATGCGCGACGGCTGGCCTTTGACCCGAACCTCTTTCGCGACGGTGTTTACCTCACGACTGTCGAGCAGTGGCGGGAAATGGGTGAGCTGTGGGAATCGCTCGGCGGAACGTGGGGCGGGCGGTGGAGCAATGGTGACGCGAACCACCTGTCGTGGGGAGAGGGCCGATGAGCGGCGGCGAGGTCATCGTCAACGCCCTGGCAGTGGTGGGCGCGATGGTGGTGCTCGCCGGACTTGTGATGGTGCTCTCGGCGTGGTGGGACAGATGACCTGCCCCGACTGCGGGTTCGCGCATCCGCACGCCTTCGCCACCTGCCCGGCGTGCGGGTGGTGCCCGACGTGAAACGATTGACCGTGGCGCCCGGGTGGCGCGGAGGAGGAATGTAACCATGAAAGCCTCGAGAACTGCGGCAATTCTCTTCCTGGCGCTCCTCGTCGCTCCCGGCTGCGCCGCCTGGTGCAACAAGCCGGATCCCGGGTACCTCAAACTGATCGCCTGCAGCGCGGTCATGCCGACGCCCCAGCCGCCGGCCGAGCCCGGGACAGTCATCACCCCCGGCGTACAGGAGTGCGTCACGTCGAGCGTCCCGGCGTACCTTCAGCTCGAGATCCGCGGAAAGCAGCCGGGCAATGCCGAACGCGAAGAAGTGACGATGTGGGCCTTCGCCGAGGGCGGCGACTGGCGAGGGGGAAATCCTCTGCCGCCGACATTCGGGGTCCGCTGCAACGACTCCCGGCCGGACTGGGCCAAACTCAAGGTCTACCGCGACGGCCACACCGGGGCAGCCGAGAAGGAGCAGCCGCTCGCCATGGCCTGGAATCCCGCCGAGACGTACCGCTTGAGGCTCGACGTTGCCCCAGGACTGGTCACCTGGACGGCGGGGAGGCTGAGCGACGGGGTGACGGTCAAGGCCCGGCAGGAGGCCGCTACGCCGAGCAGGGTCACGATCTGCTGGGGGGACCCGGGGACTCGCAAGGCGGCTATCGGGGCGACCGTGTGGAGGGTTGAGCGGGGGGTGACGCCGTGACCCTCAACCGCCGCTACACCGCGCTTTGGATTCTTTGGCTCCTCGCGTTCGCCGTGCTGGAGGGGGCTGCCCTGCTCGACCCGGGAGCCGGGGACACGTTGACGGAGACTGTCAGGAAGTGGCTCGCCCTGTCGAGCCGAGAGCAGTGGGTGGGCCGGACTGCGCTGGCAATAGGGCTGGCCTGGTTGACACACCATTTCATGAAGCCAAAAAAGGAGAGGTGACACCATGTCCGCAATTATCCTCGCACTCGTCAAGCAGCTCGCGCCCGTCGTGATCGGCCCGATGGTGACCAGCGCCGTGAAGTGGCTGATGGCTCGGTTCGGCACGAAGCTCCCGGCGCTTGCAAAGGTCGCGGTGAGCGCAGCCGCCGGAGCCGTGACCGCCGCCACCACCGGCAACGTGACCGACCTGGCAGCAGCTACGGCCACGATGGTCGGGGGTGGCATTGCCGGAGCGGCTGGTAGCAAGGCCCGGGACGTGATCGTCGGCAAGCCGGAAGCGTGCGCCCCCGGCGAGTTCGTGCCGCCCTGGACGGACAAGAGCAACGGCGAGGGGTAACCCCTACCCGTCACCCCCCTGCGGCCTCCGGCACCCGGATCCTCCCCGGGATAATCCTCATGGCGCTGGGGATCACGGGGAATCCTCCCCAGGCCGCGCTGCGCCCTGAGAAGCATGAAACCTTACGTGGCAGCGGACACAAAGCCAGCGCACGACGAGGGGCGCAGAATAATCGTCATGGTGCGCGTGAAGTCTGGATTTAATTTCTCCGCACTCCGAACACAACGAGGGCTTTTGTATTGATCCAGATCTCTTCCCGCGCCCTATTGCAACGTGCGCCTTTCGTTCTTTCGGATGCGATATCCTCCAGGTTCTTGTGCGTTGCTTCTTTGCCGCCTTCCTTGCGTCAGAATAAAGAGAATATTTATCAGACGAAGGGTATTTGTGCCTCGACTCTTTTTGGCAATCTCGGCATTCGTACTGAAATCCTCGGGCATTAGCGGTGTGCCTTTTGTACTCTGATGCGGCCTTTATTGTTTTACAAGAACTACACCGAAGAAGCTGAGCTTCGGCCCTTGGCTCTTCTGGTAATGTTTCGTTCTCCTTCATCCCTCCTCCTTCCCCATCGCGGGGGTGATAAACCGCAGCGGCTTTGCACGTTCGGGACCGTACCGTGCTCAACGCGCAAAGCCGTTACCACCTAATCACTCGGGAAAAAAGGTTAAAATAGCACGAGCCAGCGACCTTAGTTCTTCTGGCGTTGCGTCGTTTTTCATTGTGTTTGCTTTTCTGGAAATTACCCATACGTTGCCGGGGATATATCCGATTGAATTTACTTTTCGGTCAAGTGACGGGGAGTTGTCGTTCTTAGATGTTGAACCACGATAAAGTTTGATACCGAGAAGTGGGCATGTTTCTGGAACGATTATGTCATCCACCGTAATAGAAAACGGTATTGAGTCGCGCTTGCTTCTGTACTTTGCTACAGCAAGCATGTGCTCTTTGAGGTGAGCCAGGAAATAACGCTTTCGTGTCTCTGGCTTGCTTTTCCCGCTCATTTAGACACCTCCCGGAATATACTCTTGGTTAGGCTGCAAAACTGCATCAGGAGTGTCGCGCTTCCGAGGGTACTTGTTTCGGCACTCCTCTGCCGAGGTTACACCAAGCGCCTTCCCGCACTCTGCAATCAACGAATGGTAAGAGATTGGCTTGTCTCTGAATTCCATCGCGTCCATGTACCAACGCGAAAGCAACCACTCAAGAAGACATATCCTATTTTGCCCCGACATCACATTTATCCGCGAAGCGTCCAAAGCACGTTCAAGGTTTTCTATCTTTGTGGCGGCTTCGCCCATCTGCTTATTGCATGTCTCGCGCTCAAACCGCTCCCCGTGAACTGCGTCCATGTTCACCGATGCGCGGAGCCTCCTTGCAATGTCGCTCATCCCGCAAGCCCTTTTTGTCTTCCGCAGACGCGAGAGATGGTTTCTCCAAATGCCACGAATTGCTCAACCGTCCTCCGTGCCGCTGCCAACTCCTGTTCCTGTTTTGCGACGAGCGATTGCAGGTGTGAAGCGAAAACAGAAACTTTCGTTTGCTGCTCGCTGGCTGGGAGTTCTTCGATCATCACGCAGAGTTTGTGCATCCGTCCTGCGAGGTACGGAACGGTATTCTCGCCAAGAACCTCATCCACCAGCCTGTCGATATTCGCCATCTCCATTCCCTTTCTGCCGGATCAGGAGGAGCCTAACCCACGCATGGAGGAGACGCGGAAACCGCGCTCCTCATAACTTCATGTTAGGTGGTAAAAAGATATCAATTTTGTCTCGCATGTCCCCGAGAGCCGCGTGGCCGTAGTTTTCAGACCAATCGTCGAAGAGTTGGCGGGACTCCCGGAGTAATTCAACCAATTTTGAAATTCGTTGTTCGGCTGAGAGGCATTCCTTGCCGCGCTTTGACCCTTTACCCTCCTCCCACCCTGGACCCTGCATCGAACATTCGATCCCCTCTTGACAGAAAAATTCTTCGGGACACTGGCAGGGCTCGCAGAACTCGTCACCGGCATCAATCTCCATGGCTATCAGTCGTTTCATAACATCCCTCCTGGTTATGAAGACCACCTAACCAAGTGCTGTAGTTGACCGCGAGGCGCGGCAACTAAGCACCCATGTTAGATGCGGAACCGAAACACCGATGCCACATCACCAGCGACCCGGCCACCGCAACATTGTAGCTCTCCGTCCGCACGCTCTCCAGGCTCACGACGTGCTGACACTTCGCGAGGATCTCCTTCGGTAATCCATGGTCTTCTGCCCCGAGCAAATACACGGCCCGTTCCGGGTGCTTGAATTGCGCCAGCGGCGTTCCTCCCATTTCGACCGCTACTAATGGCGCATCATAGGGCCGGGACAAGAGGAACAGATCCCATGTCGCGTGCTCACGGAGCGGTACGTGCCGCCACGTTTTCAGCGTGTCGCTCGCCTGTTTCGGATAACGAGAACCAATTGTGAAAATCCCCGTCGCCCCGAGTTGCGAAGCAGAGCGCCAGAGCGTGCCGAGGTTCATTGGCGTCTTGTGATGGTAAATCCCGATCTCGAAATACCCGCGCATCACAACTCCTTTCGGAAGAGCATCTAACCCAGCAGTGAACCGGACGCTACGCGCCGGTTACCGCACTGTTAGACCGCAAGAACTGCATACCAGCCTCGGTGATCTCCCAACGCAACCACGGATAGCCCTCGGCTTTTGGCACGATGAATTTTCGCGTTTCGAGTTCAAGAACCAAAGAGCGCAGCCACTGCTTGTCCATGTCCCATATGCTGACTCGCGGAGAATTAGAAAGCACCGCGAGCGCATTTGCCGTGGTCCGCATCTTCGGCTTCAAGTCTGCGAGGTCTCCAGAAAAACTATCAAGAAAAATAACTCCCGGCATTTGTTCCAGTTCTCCTTTCCCGTGGGGTCTAACCCACGCATGGACCTGACCGCGAGACGCGGCAGGTCATGACTTCATGTTAGGTGGATAAACAGCCACGGGCCAAACTCGCAAGACAATTACATTCGGGAACCTCGCTATACTTTCTCGCTGGTGCTAAGTTCTCCGCGTCTATGCACGCCTGCAACCGCTGCGGATCTTCACCCTTGCCGAGCGACACGTTAAGCAGGATGCAATGCTTTCTTCCTCTTGCCGCCCGCTTCACGTATTGGCAAGACCCGCAAATGTGAACAGAGGGGCTACTGTCGATCTTGATTCGCAGGTATCGCGTTGCCATTACATAAACCCGCACTTTCTCATCATCGCCATCATGTCCTTGAACCCGACAACAATCCATTCCTTCTTCTTGAGCGGAAGCGAAAAATGGAACTCCCCGGCGTTGGGGTTTAAAACATCGCCATCACGAAAGTATCGAATCAGGTTGTCATTCTCTTTGCAGGTGTACTTTACGGTCTTCATTTATTCACCCTCCGTCAAACAACCTTCCGGCATCTCGTTTTCATACACGAGCTTGTGTTGCTCGTCCCGGCCTACTCCCCGCCCGCAGATCGGGCAAAAAAACACAATCCCCCGCTTCCCGTATGGCCGTATTTCGCATTCTGTTTTGCCGCCCATGTTCTCGTGGTAGAGGCTCACTTTCCATTTTCTCCTTTCATGTATTCCCTTATCCCATCACACATCAATTGCAACTTTCTGACGTATTCCCGAGCGGGGTGCGTATTGCCGTGCCCGTCAAGCCAAACAACATCTTCCCACATCGTTACTCTATCGCACCGATCAAGAAGGAGAAGGAGAACCTTCTTGTAACCCTTATTACCTAGGCCACTCATCACCCCTCCAATCAAAGCAAAATCACTTCCTAACCCGAGCATGAAGCTGACCGCTAGGAGCGGCAGCTTATGCTTTTGTTAGATGGATAACCGCAACTGACGCACCCACTCCGAACGCCCCGTTGCACGCTCGATCTCCTTGGCGTTCTCCTCCGCGTGATAGTTAATCCCGTGCTGTGCCTCAGACACCGCAGCAACGTAGTAGGCCAGTGCCGGTTTCGCGTTGGCAGACTTCAAGGACTCGCAGATGTAATCAATTCCGTTGCCACTGATCCCGATTTGCTGAAGCATGAAATCTTTCAGCCCCTTGTGCTCTGGTGTCGGCGGTCGCCACGCCTTGACCTGCTCGGCCATCGCGGTCAGGCGTTCGTTCGCGGCTTGGTCCTTTGCCAGCCACTGTTCGGTGCGGGAAACATCAGCGGCCTTCTCGGACTGCCCAAACGCAAGGCGCTCATCGGTGGTCATGGCCTTCAGTCGCGCCAATTTCTCACGGGACTCGACCAAACGCTTCGCGTGATAGTCCGAAGGCTCGAACTTGTCCGGAACGGGCGCGTCATTTGGATCGTCACGCATTTCGATCAACGCCCCGAAAGCGCGGGCGCATCCCATAATGAACTCCTGAAACGTCTGCCCATTGTCCATCAGCTTCGCGGTGTACCCTGTTGGCATTTCGATCTCCTTTCAAGATTAACTACAAAAACCATCTAACCCAGCCGTTGTAGCCGACGCCTACGGCGCGGCTAAACGCTACTGTTAGATGGAAACTGAAAACCACAATACAGATTGTCTTCGGCAATCCGCTTGATACTCGCCAGCAGCCCGAGAAGCAAATCGTTCTGCGCTCCCGGAAGCGTCCCGGTGTGAGCGATGATCCTCCGCAGCGTGTCCTTGAACCGCTCCGACTCGTCGTCGTTGAGGCAGTCCCGGAACTCAACAGAAACGATTCTTCCGCCCTTCCATCCGTCGCCAGCGGTCACTCCGGGTTCGGTCCCGTCCGCAAACTCGAATACTGCCGTATACCGTTTCATGCTACTCCTCCGGTTGTGCCATCTAACCCACGGTTGTAGCCGACGCCTACGGCGCGGCTAAACGCTACTGTTAAAATCGCTCCTCGACCCAAACCCCGCCCTTGCGCTGGATCGCCACGAAGTTAAATTCTGGAAACAGGTCAGCAGCGACCTTGATGCGCACCCGGGCGGCCTCTCTCCAGAAGCCCTTGACTTCGTGGAACTGGAACACGTCGCAGTCTTTGTCCTCGTTCCTTGCGACGACAAGGAAGTCTGGTTTGAACCATGCTCTGTTGGCAAGCCGCAGGCGGATAGCCTCGAATTTCCACGACACAATCACTCTGGCATGGCGCAGGATCTCAAGGTGGTCGGCATACTTTGCTTCCGTTGGGTTCATTCCGCGAGGCGTAGGCTTGCTCTTGGCAACCGTCTCCTTTGCCACGATCGGTTGCTTCTGGCACACAACTTTATGTTGAGGGTTGATCTGTAATAGCGCTTGCTCTCTGTGCGCGGGAGAGAGCATCGCGAGGTCGTCTTCGATTGTTCTAGCCATGCTTGTTACTCATCACCACGTCGGGTCATCTTTAGGTTGTCTTTTCGGATTCGGATCATCTCTTTCGTCGCGGTACTCGGGCGACTCTCGGTACTCAGCGGCGATCTCGTCTTCGTATGAAACTGACATTTCAGTTCGCCCCTCCCGGGACGATAATCAGGGGTTTCGACGCGGCCACCCGCTTGCTCATGATGCCTGAGACTGCAGTGATGCCCCGCAGAACGAGTTGCGGATCGTGCCCGAGAAGGGCGACGAAAGAACTCGATGCAATGGCGACCGCCGGGTCTTGAGCAAGGCGGCCTCCTATAAAAAACACCGGCTTGCCGTCTCTGATCGCAGCGACGTAAAGGAATGTTGTGGCGGGGTCGCTGGCGAGGGCCGCAATGTCTTCTCGGCGGCCTGCAGGGATGCCGTTCTCTTCCGTCGTCGGTGAATCAGGCTGCGCATCCTTGACTTCCTCGTCGCTCATTTCTCGATCCTCCTAACCGCTCCGTGCTCGTCGTACTGGTAGAGCTGCCCGTCCTGCGTCTTGATCGTGACGCCGGCTTTCATGCGAGAAGGGAGAAGCCCGCGGTGCTCGCTCTTTGCATGTTGTGCGGCCTTGTAGTCGTCGCCTTTGCTGCGGCCCGGGTGCTTGTGGTCGCTCATCTAGCCCTCCTCCTCGCCCCTTACTCCGAAACCACGATGGCTGTCCACAACACGGTAGAGCGTGCTGAACCATCGGCCATTTCAGGGGCGCCTCCCGTTTTTTGTTGGACTACTTCTTGGCGGTTGCTTTGTTCAATTCATTCCAGCTTGCCAAGAGAGACTTCAGCGCCGGCAGCCCCTTCGCCTGCGCTGTGTCGATCTTGGCGTCCATGGCGGCGGCTTGGTATCCGAGTTCGGCGCCGACGTTGTAGAGGGCGTCGATGATGGCTTGCTCTTCGTCGGTAACGGTGGTGGCGGCAGAAGCCTCGGAAGGGGCCTCAGCGGTCTTCTCGGCGGGGGCGGACTTGCCCTTGATCTTGTCGCTTATCCTTTTGCCCTGGTCCTTGCCGACATCAGACCCGTCTCCCTCGGCCTCCTTGCCCTTGATCTCGTCCATGATCGCTTTCCAGGTGGTCTCACCGTCGGCGATGGCGCGGTGCAGGGCTCGGAGCGTGTCGAGTTCGGCTGGCACGAGCTGGGCGACCGGATGCCCAAGGTAGGCCGCGAGGTCGACCGACCGCACTCCGATCGCCGCGAAGGCGTCGATGACACGCTTGCGGGCAGCCTGGGGATCCTCGGCGTCCTTCTTCGCCAGGGTCTCGCGGGCAACCTCGAGCGCCTCGTCGGTGATGTCGGCGGGGATCAGGCGCAGTCCCTCGTTGCGGACGACCTTGGAGACGGCCTTCGATTCCTCGTTCTGCATCTCGTCGTCGGTGGCGCGGACGATGTAGACCGTCTCGTTGTAGGAGTTCTGCCTCGAGGAGATCACGTCGCGGTCCTTGGCGTTCTTGCGTTCGACGGTCTTCTTGACCTGGATGTCGCGGCTGAATGTGGAGTTCGTCTGCAGGTCGATGCACCGGACGTTCACCCGGCGGATGTCCCTGTCCTCGTAGACCACGGAGGTCTCAACCATCAGATTCCCCCACTCCCGGACTGCCAGTTCGGCGAACCGGATGGACGGACCCTTGATGGCCTTGCCGCCAGTGGGCTTGGCGTACTCCACCCGGGCAGCGAACATCGGGCGCCGGCACGCCTCGAGGATGCGCAACCGGGCCTCGTCGATGTCCCGGGGCTTTCGCAGGGCAACGGAGTAGGCCGACTCGATGCGGGCGCGGGATGCTTCCGCCGCGGCGATCGCGGATGGGTCGGAGATAGCGAGCGCGGTTCCGGGGTTCTGCTGGACTTTGGCCACTGCGGTGTTCTCTGCCATGTTATTTCTCCTTGGGTTTGTAGAATTTGCGAATCCCGTCGACCTTCTTCGTGTGCTTGGCAACGATCGCTTCGTAGTCAACCTTGGAAATCATGCCAGAGATGTGCTTGGCGATCGCCTCGTAGTCAACCTTTTCCCCGTCCTTGGTGCGCGACCATTTCGCCCTCGAGCCGTCCCCGAACACGATCCCTTCGTCGCCGGCGATGATCTCCTCCAGTTGGTTGATCGCAAGGTTTTGCTGGACCTTTGCGACATCCAGCATCTCGCCGGCCCGGAGGAGTTCCTGTTTGATCTGCTCGGCCTCGTCTGTCGCCGGCAGGAGCTGCTTCGTATTCCTGGGGAACTGGCGGGCCAGCCACGCTGCGGCTTCTTCGCTGGCGTCCACCGGCGGCGCCTTGTCGGTCATGACGTAGTCCATCCAGAAGCGCTCTGCCTCTTCGCGGAGTTGCGCCTCGAGGTCCAGGTTGCGGCCGCGGACGATGGGATAGACGCGGAAGTTCGGGCCAGGGAGAAGCACGGCGATGTCGGCAACGTCCTGCTGAAGTACCATGCCCTGCCAGATGACTTGAATGAAGTACATATCGGGCACGGCATTCTCCGTTCCGATCTCGCCCCACTTCAGCGACGACGAACGGCCAAGGATCGCCTTCGCTTCGACCACCCTCTTGTCCTCTTTTCCGACGCCGTCCGGAGTCGCCGCGGCCAAGCGGAATTCAGGACTGATGATGATCTCGGTATCCCCGCAGTGCCGGACCGGGACATTCTCCTCGATCTCGTACCGGTTAAGAACGGTCGACTGCAGGTTCCGGCCAAGCCACATGGCGAGATTGTCCTCGAGCGGCTCGGCTCTCCCGGTCTTCTCGAGCCACACCCCGAGCTTCGACTTCCACGGGTTCATGCCGACGATCGCGCCGATGTCGGTCGCGGTGACGTGCGACTGCCTCAATTTTAGCCATTTTTCTCGAGATAACACCTCGACTTCACTCATCTCTGCGCCCTCCGCACCACAACAAGCGCCGCCGCCAAATCCAACGACGCCCTCTTCACGGCGCCCATCTCACGGGTTTTGTAGAACGCCCCGATGGTTTGCTTCCCGTCCCGCGCAAGAGCCCTGTCTGCGGCCAGCATGAACCGCGCACACTCAACCGTTGCGTTATGGACGGCCTCGCGTTGGGCGGCGGACATGATTCCTTTCACGCCCCCTCCTCCTCCGCCGCCGCGCCCTCACCAAACAGCGCCGGCTGCGCCGTGTTCACGTCGACATCCCCATCGCCGTCCACTGGAGACACCCGCTGGCTGACGAGCAAAGACGCCTTGAACCCGAGTTCGCAGGCGGCAAGGCACAGCCGGTGCGCGTCACGAATACTCGCCGCGGGCTTCGCGATCTCTTCCTCTTGTCCTTCCGGAACGTAGGTCACAAAGTAGCTTCTCTCCCCGTTTTTCCACGCTTGCCGCTTCCCCTTCATTTCGCTTCCCTCCCTGTGAGTTTCTTGAAATCCCAGTTCATCCCGGTCCCATCGCACATATTGAAGTGCCCGTTTGTCGCCCCTGTCGTCAGGTCCATCGGTTTGGCGTCCATCGCCCGCTCCCGCCGCGCCCACCAGAGCAGCAGCGCGACGATTCCTAGGGCGGCGAGGGCGGCGATCATGGGCGGGACTCCTCGTCGCGGATCAGCGCATCGATTTCCGCGATAACTTCTTTGCGCCACAGCAGGCCCGCTCCGGGGTCAAACACTCCCACCATCTCCCGCGTGCGGCTGCGAAGCCAGAGACTCGACGGTGTGCGCTGACTTGTGATGGACCCAGATTTCATTCGGCGCGGTCACGACTTGCCTTCCTCCAGCGCAGCGTCTACGGCGGCGAGGACTTCTCTGGCGTACTTGACGCACGCCTCCGTGTTAGGCCACGACTCCCCGGCGGGGAGGTTAATCAGCGCCGCCGTCATCTCCAGCAACTCCCGCCGCCGCTCGGCTCGGGTGGGGACGGCGCACTTGGTGTTCTCGGCGCGGAGAGCATCGTTCTCCTGCTTGTACTCATTCATGGCGTTGTAGCGCGACACTATTTCTGCGTTCAGCCGCTCGATCTCCTCGCCACGTCGATCAAACTCGGCGCACGCGCACGGTCCCGAAGTCAGCGGCAACTCGGGGGCGACCGGGTCGGGAGGGATGCCGGCGATGATGTCACGAACGGCAGATCGCAACTCTGCCTCGTCCCACTTGGCCCTTTCGCTGTCGAACCATTTCGTCCATGCCTTTGCCAACTCGCGGCACCGGCAAGCGGGCGCGACGGGGGGCTGCTTGACGGGCTTGACGATGTCGAGCGCCTTCTTCGCACTGAGCACGTTGCTCATGGTGACGCCGAAGTGCAACTCCTCCGCCGCCTTGACCGCGATTCTCTGCGCGGTGGTTACGGAAGCCCACGCGCGGGACTCGTCGATCCAGGCGTACAGGCGTGTAATCTGCGTTGCCGTGAGGTTGTTCGACTGCCGGGAGCCTTCGCCCTTCTTGTGGCTCATTTCGTCACCATGTAAAGCAGGCCGACGACGATGAAGATCAGAGTGACGAATGCAAACCCGATCAGTACTGGCGACCACACCCACCACCACGACCAGTCGATTTTTCCGAGGAGCTTCAGGGTGATGAAAACGATGGTTAAAAGTCCGGCGAACCCGATGCCGCCGCTACTGCTGGAACTGGTTCCGCTCATTCCTTTCCTTCCTCCCTTGCCGGTGCTATCGTCCGACTGTTACGGTTTGCGCTTTGGGCTCGTCGGGATTGCAGTCCTGGCGAGCCCGCCTTCATTTTCAATCCTTCGGGTTCCCTCGTGCGGATCACCCCGATCCGTGCGAGGTTTATAAAATCTCCGACCCCGCCGCTGGTCCCCGCGTGGCGGTTGGCACCTTCATCTTCCCTATCTCCCCGCCAGGATTTTGTCGGCCCTTATCAGTCCAGCGTCGGCCTTCGCCTTGTCCCGTCGCTTGTTTAACTCGGCAAGTTCAATCACCCAGATCCGTCGAAGCTCCTCCTTGATCTGCTTATTTTCCAAGATGATCTTCAAGATCGCCTTCTCCTGGCTCTTGATTCCTTGCGTCGACTTGTACGCCTTCAAGGCATTGGCGAGACGGCACGCGTGATCATTTGGCAGCACCACGTGAACGTCAACGGTTTCCTTTTCTTTC